TGTCAATACTATAATGTAATGTCTTCCATTCCAGCAGTTCTTAGTTTAATGATATTACTCATTTGCCATTGCTTTATATCAAGGCTTTTGATAATACCCAACCATTTATTTCTAATCAATGCAAACTCATTAATTAGCTTTTCAAAGTCAACTACGTCTGCTTCACCATCAACATATTTTTCTACGTCTCGACTGCTTAACGCTCTTTGATAATTTTCTAGATATTTTCTAAATGTTTTACTACGTAGACGTCTAAGTTCTATATTAAGATATTCTAATATAGCTTCAATTTCTTGAAGTTGGTTGAATCTCTGCTCAACCACGCCTGGTAACTGAGCAGAGAGTTTTTCAATATTACCGTATATTTTACATTCTGTCTGTGCTTGAGCTAACTCATTATAGTAGTACTCAAGGCAAGCAGGTAGTTCAGAAAGATCTTTACTTACCTTGTTGTACCACATTATTAGTCCTCGTCTTCGTAATATTCTTCATCTTCACCTTCGTCATCATAGCCTGCTTCCTCACGAAGTAGTGCTTTGATAGCTTCATCAAGATGATTATCAAGACCTTGCAAACCTTCTAGAGTGTCTGTACTAACATCATTATCAACTAAAAAGTCAACAAAATGATTAGCGGCAGTATCCATATTTTTTGCAGGGATATATTCTTTGAACAAGTCCCAGATTTCAATGATTAGTTGTTCTTCCATGATTACGCATTTTCCTCTACAATATCTTCAACCTCAGCTTTTGCCAGTGAAGTATTATAATTAGCCATAATGACATTAAGACCGTCTTTTTCGTTACGTTCCCACGCTTTACGGAATTGTTTAATAATTTCGCCTTCAGGTGTTACATAAACAAGACTGTTACCTTCTTTCTTTAGAAGACCTTTACTTTCTGCAAGATCAACTAATCCACTAAACGGGCTCATACCTGTTTCATATGGAATCTCAACCTGAACAGATTCAAAGGGTTTAGCATACCTTGTTTTCATAATCTTACAAGCGGCACGAATACCGTTAACTGTGGTAGTCTTATTACCATCAGCATCTGTTTTAAGTTTTAACTTACGCATAGCAACAACAATACTAGATGCATAAATGAAACCTTGACCACCACTGATCTTGTCATCAGGGTCAAACATATCTTGGCTTGCGTATGTGTGATTGGTTGCTACCAATCCCACGTTATAACTACCAAACATATTAACACAGTTACGAACAAGTGCTGTCAGTGCTTTAGGCTTACGACCCATGTCACCTTTCAAATCACCTGCTTCAAATTGATTAATATCAGTTGGAGTCAGCAACATGCCCAATGAGTCAATAACAAACAATACTTTTGGTCTGTTACCATCTTCCATTGTTTTGTACTCTTTCATGAATTCGTGAATAGTTTTTGCCACGTCATCAATCATAGCCATGTTAAGTTTGAGCAGTTTGTCTTCACTAGTATCTACACCAAGTGCGTGTAGCCATGCTTCATCTAGTGCGTTTTCACTGTCAATTAGAACAACATAAATGCCTTGTTCTTGTGCGTGTCTTACAATGTTGCCTGAGCAAATATAAGATTTACCTGCACCACTTTCACCAGCAAATACAGTAACTTTACCAAGAGGAATACCTTTGTTAAAATCGCCACTGATCAGGTAGTTGAGTGCATAATTACCTGTTGAAATCCAGTCTGTAGGATCGTTAAAACCAACACCAAGCCCGTCAATAGACTTAGTGAGGGTTTTACGAAACTTCGAGACATCAAATGCCTTACCCATTCGTAAACCCTCCTAATTATTATTCTGATTTATTTTGACGTGCGCGAATTGCGGCTAAAATGTCTTGAGCACGTTCGCTACCGCTACCACTTGCTGGTGCTGAAGCTTTTGTGCTTGGTTCATCTTCCCACGGTGCAGTCTCTGCCTTTTCAGCTTTTGGTGCAACTTTAGGCGCCGCATCAACTGCGCCAACATCTGCTTCTGCATCGTTGCTACGACCACTACCAGTCATACCTGCTGGTTTGAAGTACTGACCCCAACGGTCCATGTCAAATGCTTCGCCATCAACAGATGCTTCAAACATCTCTTTGATAACTTTCAATTCAACATCTGTTGGCTTCTTAGGAAGGAAGTCACGTAGATTGAAAAGACCTCTTTCTTTTACTGCGCTTTGTTCGTCATCACTAAGAGCACGTTCACGACGTCCCCACTTACTTGTGGAGTAATCAGCATAACCACCTTTAGTTGTTTTAACGATTTTGAAGTCAAGACCACGAACGTAGTCTGTTGGCAATTCTTCAATTTCATTATCCATCAACGCACCTTTAATAATATTAAAGATTTGTGGACCAATAATAAAACGACGAATTGGATTTTCTGGAGTTCTATCTTCTTTGAACTTGCCAGCGTCAACAACAAAACCTTGGAATACGTAAGACTTTTTCTTCCAGTACTTACGACCCATATCTTCCAAACTCTTATCCTTGAACCAAGGACGTACTTCAGTTAGAATTGGGCAAGTTTCACCCCACATTTCCATACAAGGAACTTGTACAGTAACAGGACGTGAATCTGTTTGACCTTTGATGCCAGCAAATGGCAACTTGATCATGGCACGTTCTGCCCAAAAGAAAGTATTGTTTGGATCGTTGTCTGGAAGGAAACGGACAGTTACTTCTTGTCCTTCTGCAATATTCCAGTGTGGGAAAATGGCGTTGTCGCCACCTGTTTGACTACCGCCTGACTGACGGTTATTTTGTTCTTGAAGCTTTGCTCTAATTTCTGCTAAAGATGCCATAATGTTTCTCCTTATAATATGCCTTTAGTTTGCCTTTATTTGTCTGTGCCACTACACAAACAAAAAGCGCATACGTTTAATTGTATGCGCTTTTATTTATCTTGTCAACTGGAATTTAGGATTAGATTCCGGCTAACTTTTTCAAATCAATTACTTCGCCTGTTTGTTTATTTGATTGAGATTTTGTGCCTATTCCAGCTAATTTCTTTAAGTCGATAAAATCAGTACTTTCATTGACCTTCATAGTTTTTACTGGAGACTTATTAATAGCTACTAATGCGCTATCTCTTTTCACTTGTCCACTTAACACTTTAATATCTTCAAACATTTGTGCTTCGTGACTTTGTGAGGCTAGTTTTTGAATTAAACGTTCTGCAAGTTGTCCTGCCTTGTCGCCAAATTCTTTTTCAACTTTAATTTTGACACCTGTTTCGCCTAATGGGAAATTGCCTGTGTTACGGTCATAAAAGCCCATAATAAATTCTGCAATTTCTTTCATTGGTGCTCCACCAGATTTTTTCTTTTCATCTGTTTGTAGTTCTTCACCTTCATCTACATCTGCACCAAAACCTGTAGTGTCTTGTTTAATACCACCACTCTTTGCCTTATTGCGTAGATTGGAAATAAATTGTGCATCGTCATCTTCTTCACTGCCTTTAATGCCACGTAGTTCTGCATCAATGTCCGCATCGCTCATTGCTGAACGTTTTGGTGCTTCATTTGATCCAGTAATGCGACTCCATGCGGTCATTGTTTTTTCATCACTTACACCTAACATTGGCAATGTATTGAAGAATTCTTGTTCAACTTCTTCTGGCTGTACTTCGCCACTTTTAATTGCGCGAGCAATGTTTTGTAGATATTCCATTGCGTGACGTTTTTCTTCTGGAGTTTGATCCATATTTTCTCTTGTAATAGGTGTGTGACGATTTGGGTCAAGTATATGATCTGGTTTTTCTTTGCCTGGATTTACCATATAATCTTGTGCGTCCTTTTCTGCTTTTTCTGCTTTTTCTTTGTCGTTGTAATATTTTCCACCAGCAGCCACACCAGCACCAGTTACACCAAGTCTTGTTACTGGATTAAAAGCAAAACTAGTAATAGCTTTATCTGCTAAGTCGCCTACTGCACTGCCTAATTTACCAACTGATTTTGTCCAATGTTCTTGTACTTCAGATTGCTGTGATTCATGCAAACTGTCAAAAACTAATTCATGTAGTAGATCACCATGCTCGTCTCTTAACATTTCTAACTCTTCATCAGACATGTCCGACCCATCTTCAAATTGTCCGTCACTGAAATATGCATCTGAAAAATCTGGATAATCCCTAGTATCAACACCGTCAACTTGCAGACTGTTTACATCAACTTCTTTTCCATTAATAGTGATGCCTTGTTGCATACCTTCTTGAACAGGTGTTTGTTGTACATCCAATGCGTTATAAATTTCTGGTTGGAATTTGCTTAAGAATTCCATTACAACGTCGGCTGCGTTTGCATCTGGACCTTGTTGTTCTGCCAGTTGTGCCAACTGAATTTTAGTTGCATCTGGAACATCAATGCCTAATTCTTCTAGTGTGCCTGTTACATTGTCCCCATTGAGTCCAACAGGGAAATGCTCACTTAATAATTCGCCTAATTTTGAAAGATCTTCAGGATCTAATCTAGTTTCTACTAATGTATGTGCCCAATCATAAAATACACTCTCTGGTGTTAGGGTTGCTACATCTTCTAAACTTAATTCTGGTGTTTGGTCTTCTAATTGAGCAACTTCTTCTAAATCAATTTCATTTTCCTGCATGATACGATGTAACAATGGGAAAACTTCTGCAATGTCTTCTTTAAAACTTTTAACAGTAAATTTATCTTTATAATCTTCTAATGTGATGTCATCAATTAAAGGCATGTCACCGCTCATACCTGATTCACATTCTTGTTTAAATGCCTCATAATGATGTTGCATACTTATTTTATTGATCTTATCTTTCAACTCTTGAAGTTTAACTTGTGCTCGTTCAACTATGTTGCTAGTTCCACTATTCATTAGGTCTTCACGGTAGACATAGTTTTTAAAGTTTGATAACTTAGCCATGTCTTCGCTCATCTGTATAATTTTTTGACCAACTGGATCATGAGGATATCCTTCATTTGCCACGTGACGTTGCATTGCCTTTGCACCAGCCAAATGTTTAAATGGATATTTGAACCTTTCTCCTGAAGCGTTTTCAATAAACAGACTTTCTAAATTTCTACTTCTTGCGCCTGGAATTGATTCGTCTACTGGTTTGCTGTGACGAATAATTAGTTTGGTTCTTTGTAATGCTTCTAGAGGTCTATAACTAGTGCGACTAGTGCCTCTCATCATTGATTCACTCATAACAGGTCCTTTATTGGCCAAATAGCCATAATCTCTTTTATCTAAATTTGTTTTGCTGATATCTCTAGTATCAAAGCTCATTAATCTTTTCATGGCAAATTTTCTCATTTCTCTTAGGAAAGAATACCAAGTTTTAGAAGTTAACTCGTCAGCATCTTCTAATATGTTCTTGTTAAAATATAATTTTAAGCTGCCTGGCTCGTTGATGCTAATGCTAACTGTGCCTAAATTGCTTTCATTAAAAATTGCGTCAAAATCAAAGAATCTGCCCTTGGCAGCTTCAAATGTGGACTGCCCGCTCTCATCGCCCATCTCCATTTTAGGGAATCGGCTACGTATCTTATAGAACAGGTCTTGGGCAATAATATCTTGATTAATCATAATGATATTTATGCTTTCTTAGTTTATGAATATAGGCATGGGCATTATGGTTTCTTCAGTGTTTCTTAGGATATCGTAGACTGAAGGATCCCAGTCACTGAGAACTCCCATCATTCTAACACATAATAACATGCTCATTACAAGGTCATCATGATCCCCGTTTTTTGCCTCAAAACTGCTGCCTGAAGCAACAAACGATTTTAGTTGACTCACTAGAGATTTGCTCTTTATTTCTATGGTTTTATTTTCTACTAGTTGCTTGAATTTAGCGCAGGCAGCAATTTTAGCATTGTGCGTGGTGTTAAATCCTTTACGGAATTTACGAACATGCCCTCTTCTAATAGGTTCGCTGATAAACAATCCTTGTATATTATCTTCGCCAATTTCATTAATAGCTACCAATGCGGCTTCGCCTACTGTGTTGTTTTCCACACTGTAATAGACTTTGGGACTGTCTATTCCCCCTCCTGCTTCTTCACTGATATACTTGCAGATGTCTCTCATTATTCTAACCTGTTGCTGTATAGGAGTCATATTATGTTGCCACTCTGCAATTTGTTTCATGCCAGGAATTTCAAATACTTCTATACCAGAATAGTCGCCGCCAGTTCCTAAACTTGGATCCAATGCCACAAGATATGACTTACCTTTTTGTATTTTGCCATACCAACGAACCTGTCCCATACGCATAACTGGTTCTACACCTTCCATCTCTGCTAGAACTAATGCGCTAATCAATGTTTCATCAAAGATAATAAATTCGCATTCGTGTTCACGACGGAAACGTTCTTCGCCAATACGTGCTCGTTCTTCAGAAGCCCATTTTTCATCTCTATCAGGGTGCTCACTCCAATGTGCTCTAAATGGATGAAACCCGTTGATACCAACATCTTTCTCATCACCGTATTCATCAAATAATTTGTTGGCTTCTTTCCATATTGTAGCAAATTGGTCTTCGTCGCTGTTAGGAGTGCTGGTAATAATTGCTTTACCACCAGTGCTCAACGTTGGGGAGATAGAAGTCCAGAATTCACTAGCAATGTTTGGTGGGACGAAGGCAAACTCATCACAATATAATAATGAAATAGCCATACCACGACCTGTATTACTGGTTGTAGTTTGACTTACTATTCGACTACCATTGTCAAATTCAATACTGCCTTTATTATAACTTGTAACACCTGCACGTAGAAAGTCAGGACATAGTTCGTAGGCATAACGAACACGTTGCATGATTTCCTGCGCACCTGAATATTTGTGTGCGGCAACTAGGATTGTGCTATCTGGTATGAACATAGCATACCAAAGCAAATACCCTGCTGCCGTAGTTGTTTTACCAGTTTGACGTGGCATCATGTTTACATTAAATCTGTAATCATGATAACTGTGTAAAAGTTTAACTTGAAAGTCAAATGGCTCAAATAGCATTTGACCTTTGGTTGGGTGCTGTATGTAAAAGAAATTACGAATAAAGTATTCGGGTCCCGTAATAGGATCCGCACACAACAGCATCTGTTGTATTTCTTCTTCAGTCCACTTTTGCCTTATGTGGGCTTTTTTAATTAATACGCCTTCTAAGCTCTTTGCCATAACTTTATTTACTGAAACAAATAGGCTCCGTAGAGCCTATCTGAAACTTCCTTTTAAGGAATTAATTAAGCAGTTGTAAAGGATGTTGCATCAGCTACAGTAGTTCCACTGATATCTTTATCATTTGGTCCAACGCTAGTAACAGAATAGGTAAATGTGCTAACACCTGTTCTAACAGCAGTAGAGTCAGCACCAATTTGACGAATTCTATGCTGTAGATCTGCGGCACTGGCATTGTAATCCATAACTAGATAAATCTTACCAGTATTGTCATTAGCAACAAAAAATGCCAATGGGTTAACTTCTCTAACTATTTGTTCAACTGTTTCTTCAACTGTATCATCTTCTGCACTAATATCTACAGCAGTACCGCCAGTGTTTTTTACTGTGCAAAGAAATAATTTGCTGTTTAATGGGTAAATGGTTCCAGCTGTGCAAGCTAGTCCATTAATTCTTGTAAATCCGGCTGACATTTAGTTCTCCTTATTGACCGTTTTTAAATTGGGTGTATGCTTGTAGTAGGCTCTCTTTAGTCATTACTGGAAAACCTTTTGGCATAGTGCCATCCATTCTGTCGCCTACATCAACTGCATTAGGCTGGTAAGCATGAGCATTTGTATCTAACTCTGGTACCTCTCTTGGATCTTTAGGAGTATTGCCATACTCTTCTTCCATACTGCCAGTTAATGTTTCTTTATCATCGTGGTCGTGATCATGATGATGACTATTCATGCTATCTGAATCACCACGAGAAATGATATCAATTGCTTTAACAATCGGCATTGGAGGCATTGGGGAGGATCCCAACATATCGCCTGTTACAGGTTTAACTCCTGCTAGATTCATAATAGCTGCCAACATATTAGCAACTTCTTGTCCGTTGCCAGCAGTGGCATTAATACTTAAACTGGCTGTTTGATTTGGTGTGCTAGGCATCATTCCACATTCTTCCAATTGAGTTGATTCATGCAGTGCTACGATTTCTTTTGGTTTAATAATGCCTGCAATATTGTCGCGTTCTGTAATTGACTTTTGACCAGATAATTTTAAAATATCAGCAATACTTTCTTTAGTGGTTTCTGGTTCTACTTGTCTACTATCGCTAGCGTCTCGTCTTTCCCCTTCTTGTCCGGCACCATCTACTGGTGTATCACCTGCATCTCGATCTTTAAATGCTCCTTGTGCTATGCCAGCCGGAGTGCCAAATATCTTACGTGCCCCTGCACCCACTATATCGGTTCCAAGATCAACTAGACTATCACCTGTAGGATCTGCCTCTGAGCTTGTTGCGGCTCGGTAACCTAATTCTGCTGTGCCAACTGGTGCAGACCATTGCCAAATACTTTGAGAAGTAGGATCTGGTTTATCTACCTTTGCAGGAGTTACTATTTTACTGGCAGCATCTTTCTTAATTGCGTCTTGCCTTCCAACTATATTGTCAAGTCTAGAAGTGTCGCGACCACGAGTAGTTAGCTTATCTCGCATTTTGTCTAACTTGTCAATTCGAGCATCTGCTTTATCTTGTCTTGCTACTTGAGCAAGATTTTTTTCTGCTTGTTTTTCTGCGGCCGCTACCTGAGTTTTGTAGGTATCAAGAACTCCGCCTGGCTTTGAATCGGCACTGGAATAAGTTGTTTTAATATCTTTGTTCCAAATCTGTCTTGGATCCATTTTTTTAACTTGATTGCTTAGCCATTCACCACTAGCACCAAGTAAGTCGCTAGTTGCTCCTGCAAGTTTGGCTGTTTTTTCAACTTTTTTAGCTGGGCCTTCGTTCATCAATTCATTCATTTTCATAATAATTCTTACCTTCTAGATAAATGTTTAATTCTTTCTAACTCAGAAGATGGATCTTCTTTAACAGCGCGAGCAACATTTGTTGCCATTGCTGCCGCATCTCTTTTATTGACATCTCCTAGTTTATCAGCGGCCCATTGCACACCGTCACCAGCTTTGTCAACTCCAGCAGAAAATGCAATATCTCCTGCTAGTGCTTTTCCACCACCTTTTAATAAATCTGCTTTGCTATTAGCTTGATTTGCCAGTGCTCTAGCTTCTGGACTAGTTGCTACAGCTTTTACTCCTTGTGCAACATTTTTGCCACCTTGATAAGTCTTATGTAACATATTAGCTAAACGACCACCACGGGCAACAGCCGCTGTGCCTGCAATAGGTGCGGCTAATCCGCCAGTTGCGTAGGTTGCTAGGGCACCAAGACCTGTGATTCCAGCATCAATGGCTAGATCCTTATAATCATAATCAAAGTCTGGATGTAGTCTGTCACTCATACTCCATTCTATCAGTTCGTCTTTTAAAGAGTTTAATTGCAAAGACATTTCTTTTAAAGTTAGATCTTCCTTGACACTACCAGCGGCATGTTGGAGTGCTGGCGCAATGTCCTTCCCATCTTTTTGATCCTGTGCAATCATTTTTTGTAAATCGTTGGCACTTATTGTTGTTAAATCAATGTTACCTGGTGTAGAAGATTTTGTTCGTAGTCTATTACCAGTATTTTGAGATGATTGATCAGCAGGCTGTCCTCTAAGGGCTTGTAATCTAGCAAGATCATCTGCGCTAATTATTTGCGATCTTTGTCTATCATAGATTGCTTTGCCTTCTGCACTATCACTTGCAGGACCAATCCATCCAAGACCTGGACGCTCTTTGAATCCTTGTCCTGCTACTGTATCATCAATCTCCCAGCTACCATGCACTGGATGTTGACCAGCGGGGGCGGCACGCCATCTCATTACATTACCAGTCTTAGGATCAACATCTCTGTCACCTTGTTTTAAATCAAAATGGCTTTTTTTCATGTTACCTGTGGAAACTCGAAGAGAACTAGGATCAGATGATCCATATCTTGCCATTAAGTCTTTGTCTCGTTGTCTACCTTGAGCCGCTGCCAAATCGTCTAATCTTTTCTTTTCGGCTGCTAGAACTTCTTGATCTTTTCTTTCTTGTTCTTGTTTAGCATCGTCTGCCGCACGTTGTTCTGGAGTCCTTGGTACTAGACTAAAATCTGTTTTGGGCATTTCTGGGACTACATACTTACCGTCTTTATCAAATGTCATGGTAGTACCATCTTTAAAATGAACGGTTCTACCTTTTCCTTCACCTGGCACTATTTTAGCTACGTCTTTTTCATCATAAAAGGTATTGGTGCCGCCAGTAGCACTTGGAACAACAGCGGCCTGGGCAGCACCATTGCCGCCACCACCAGTAGTTACAGTAGCAGTGCCATCTACCTTGCCATCTACCTTGCCATCTACCTTGCCATCACCTCCACCGCTAGGATTTTGTCTAAAGTGAGCTAATAATGCTAGATTTGCTGCCGCGGTGCCTGCGGTATATTTTCCTTTACCTAATATAGAATCAACTTTCTCTTGATTTAATCTATCAGTTCTATTTTTAAATGCACCATTACTTGCTAAGGCTAGTTGTGCTCCTACACTTGTTCCTGTAGACGTGCCAGTACTTGCACCGCCTGCATCATTTTTACCGCCTTTACCGTCTTTACCGTCTTTACCGCCTTCAGCTTCCCTACGTTTCTTTTCTTCGGCTGCGGCGGCTTCTTTTCTTTTCCTTTCAGCTTCAGCATCCTCTTCTCTTTTTTTCCTTGCGGCTTCTTCCTCTTCTCTTTTTTTCCTTGCGGCTTCCTCTTCATCTTTTTTCTTTTTTGCGTCAGCTGAATTTGTATCAGATGCTGGAGGACGTTCTTGTGCCGAACTATCAGCTGACGCCCCTCGCTTAGGATCAGCGGCCTTGGCTAGTTTCCATGTATTTGCATCAAGATTGTCTACAATTTGTTGTCTCAAATTTTCATCCGATACTTTCCATATATCGCCTGGATTTTTTTTAACGTGAGCAATGTAAGCTCTCATTCTTCTAGCATCAGCACTATCACCGGTAGCAACGTCTTTATACGATTTGACGGTGTCCTTTCTATCTCTAATTATTTCCCACCATTCTTTTCTTCTTGCTTCTTCTAGTGGTTCACCTGGCTTAGGTGTGTCAATTTTTCTAGGACCTTGTTCAACATCTTTTTGTTGTTGTACACTAGCACTGGTGTTAGGTTGTATAGTTGGCTGTGAAGGCTGTGTTCGTTGACCAGCAACTGCTCCTAGAGCCGCCTTCATAAGTTCAATGTCTTTTTTTGGATCACTATATTTGGCTGGCTCAGCATCTGGCTTTTGATTTGGAAACTGTAGTGCCTTTAATTGTTCTGGCGACAACTGATTAGGTTTATCGTAATCTGGTTGTTTGCCAGGAATTTTGTCTTGTGCATTAGGAGAAATTGAAGTAGGATTTTGATCAACTTCAGAACCTGTTGGACTAGTACCCTGCATCTTTGACATTTTATTTGCCATTACCAGATCTGGCATTGACATCTTATCTGGCATTGACTGATCTAATTCATCTAATCTAGTAAAGAGTTCTCTAAAATTCATAATTATTTCTTCCCGCTAATTGGACTTGTGCTTGAACCTTCACTAAATTCAGGAGATGATTTAGAACCTTCACTAGGTATTTTTTCTCCTCGATCTTTTGCACGTGCCTTGCTTTCTTTAGCAAGATCTTTTAAAAGGCTCTGATTATATTTGCTACCATAATAATCATCTGATTTAACTTTTGGTAGTTCTTTGTAATTTGGGTCGTCTAGTAGAGCGTTTTTACGCTTTTCATCAGTTTCTGCTTGATAGCCTTCGCTTGGCTCATTTGGATTACGTACAACAACATTGCCTGCTCCTAATTTTGCACCTGAGCAAAGATACTCATGTAATTCTTGAGGTGTTGTTGGATAATTTAAAGATACATCAAAGATGCTGACATTAACGTTTTTTAATGTAGGAAAATCCAAAGGCAGTCCTTGGATAGGTGTTGTGCTTTGTTTTGTAAAGTTGTCAACACCGTATTTTTCAAGTAGACTTTTGATGCTTTTCTCTTGATCTTCTGTGATATCCCCAGCGATTTTCAGCTTGAAGACATACTTCTTCTTTTCGAATGATTCAGTAATATAATCTTTTAAAGTTTTCATAACTCTATGACCCTTTGATTTATTTATCTATGTTTTTTAACTTTTGCAACAGGCTATTCCTGTCAGTGACCACGAATCCTTTGCCCTCAACTAGGTTTCCATCGTCCCCATTCTGCTTCTGATCTAGGGCTTGTTTTTTGAGCTGTAATTCGATCATTTTAAGTTTTTTGTCTATCTTAGCAGATTTAGCTTCAATTGCATTTTTCAGCATACTGCTGGCTACTTCAAATATTCTTGATCCGTAACGTGCTTCTACATTCATACCTAGATCCATGAGATCATCATAAGCATCTGTGGCTCTTTGAGCCAAAGCATCTAATTCGTTATCACTTAATTCGCCCAAGCCTTTGACCTGAGGCAGTGCAGAGCTGATTTTGTCAAACTCTTCTATTGTACGAATTCGTTGTTCTGCGGTCTCCTGAATTTCCTCAGGTTTAATTATTTCTGCCGATATTTTCTTATCTGGATTTGGTGGCAGGTCTAGTAGTTCTTCAAGTTTCTTTGTCATCTTTTATTTTTCTTTGGATTATGAAATATGTCTTGCTCATTAATTATCCTAAAGACAATTCCGTTTTGTTTACACCAGGCCCCTGCTGCCGCCCACTTTGCTTGATTTTTTACATACTGTGCCTGATTGTAAACATTTTTACCTACACGCTCCTTAAGCATTTGACTAGCAGGTTTGATCTCTACTAGTTCAGTTCTTTTATTGCCATGCTTGTCTTCATACTGTATTAAAAAATCTGGTACATAAACAGTTTGTCTGCCAGATAAAGGATCTTGATAAGGTATCTTCACACTTTCACTGGCCCAGTTTGTGATGTTAGGATGACTATCACACATATTCATAAAAGTCCACTCCCAACTGCTACGGTATATAGGTTCTCTACCTCCTACATACTTTGAAGGATTTTTTAAAAGAAATTTACCTTTAGAAAAATTACCTAAACTCATGCTCTTATATTTCTTTGTACCAAGTTAATAGGATTGGTTTTATAAATGATTCCAAGACTACTGGTTTTTACTCTGTTGTAGTTCATTATACTTAATAAAAATTCATTTAGCTGTAATGGATTATAACCTTTTAACGAATCAATAATTTCCTGTGGCTTGTAATTACTTTCTTTGGCAGTTTTTAAAATAACATAGGTTATATTTTCTGCCGCTGACGATTCAAATCCTTTACTTTCAAAAAATCCTTTTAAAAGATCAATATCTTCAACTACCAAATCAATTGGCTTAGAATAATAGTTGTCAAAATATTTAACAACTTTTTGAAGACTGTTCTTGTCTGGACTGTTAGGTAAATTATTATATGTTGTCATATTTAAAATAGGCCATTTATTGATTCAAAATTGTTAACAGCAAATTTAGCTATTTCAAAAGTCCATAATGTCTTAGCCGCCACATTTGCATCTTCTAATGTTCCATTATCAACTAAAACTTGATTAGCGGCTTTAGAAGCATTTTTATTAATAGCCACTATCAATGACTCTGGCATTTTATCGTAGACTTTCTTTAATTCTAAATTTGTTAGTAACGAAGTTAAAACAGTTCTAACTATTGAATCTGATTCATCAGTTGTGCTCAATGTACTAGCATTAGATTCTACATAATAAGAAACTGTACCACCACCTATCAATAGTCTTGCTGCCGCAGATGAAACGACATCAGGATTAGATTCGCTTTCATAAATTTGAGTTACAGCTTTGGCAGCTAAATTATATAATTCATTTTTCTGTGATCCAGACAAATTATTATATGTTTCTACTAGATATGTGTTTTGATTTCTTTGTAATGCATCAATAGCATTATTAACTATTGCAGTGTTATTTAAATTTACATTTGTTGCAATATTAGAAGTTGAAATTGTTACTCTATTTTGTTCTAATGGTGCTATTTGTACATTTACGGCTCTAGGACTTACATTTGATCTACTAGTTGCTTCAGTATAAAATTCGCTAAACGTAGGTCTTGGTACTGACAATCCTTGAACAGCTCCAGTAACTCCATTTACTAATCCAAATCCAATAGAATTGATTGTAGCATTTCTTACTTCAGCGTTGACCACATCTTGATTTAAATTATTTGCATTATTGATAAGACGAACACCTCTAAGTATTACATCTAATCCGCCTCTAGCATCTGCATTTGGATTATCTTTCATGTCCTGCAAATCTTGGAATAAACTTGTTCCATCTGCAATTAAACCATTAGGGCCATATAGTCCGCCACTAAAGCGACCAAATATTCCACCTAACGGACTTGGGTCTAAATCATAATGTAAGTCAGTCCATCCACTAGGATTAAACCTAGTAACTTTACCCTGGCCCATGTATAGACCTTCATATTCAATAGTAACATTGTGTTCTAATGTTGCTTTTGCATCAGAAGCAAGGGTATCCATGTTCCAACTTCTTATTTTTGGATTTACTAGAGTATGTAGGAAAAATTGTTTTCTACTTAATTGGTAAATTTCAATACTGCGTAGAACAGGTTCAGATGCATTAACGTCTAAACCGTAGCGAGCAGGATCTGTAGTGTTAATAAAATTTGAATCAGCAGGATTAGATCTTTCTAAAAGTTGCTGTTGTGTTACTGGTGTAGGTTGTTGATATCTATTTTTTGGGTTAGTAGGTATAATTCCAGGCGCGGCATTGTTGCCACCATAATAACTATCTGCACTATGATACTGATAATACATTTGCCAAAATTCTCTTACCAAACCTTTATTATCATCATGCAACACCATATTGACTGGCTGGTATGTTACTTTAGAATAGTATGGTTGCTTTTTGTTATAGACATTAATAACACCGCCGTCAAATGATATTTTTGGTAGGTCACATTTTTTAACCAACATGCCTAATTCTAAATCTTGTCTACTACTACGCCATGCTTCACCGTCTGCAACTTTTGGATTTAATCTAAAACGGACAAAATATAAAAAACCATGTTTAGGCGCTAGCCTATAGAAGTTCTGTACAAACAATCTATTGGCATGTTTGTAATCTTTTAAATTGGTGTCTGATAAATCACCACTGATACTGTTGAGAAAATTGGTAAAGATATTGGCCATAACGATATTTATCCATTAAAAAAGCCCAGAATAAATCTGGGCTTTTGATCCGCTCCCGTGTCTCTTAACCAGTTAAACTAGTACGTAGCTGTCTACCTACGAAAGTACCGATACCATTTGGATTACCTGCGCCATTTAATTGTAGCGCATTATCGTATTGAATTGCCATTGTAATATCAACTGGACTGCTTTCTGCGTATGTTAATTCGTTATAGTTAATATCAGTTAAGAAACAACCATATAACTCAAATGTTTCCAAAACGCTTGGATCCTGTGCTCCGTTACCGCCGTCTAAAATCTCAATTCTCATTGTAAACTTGTAATCGCTACCTGAAGATGCGCTTACTTGTTCTAACATGTCAAATTGTTTTTGTACCTGCTCGCCTACTAAGCGACTAACTTGACCATTAACATCATCACGAACGGTCATATTGATTGGTTGCCATGTATGCTTACCAGCATAGAAAATCTTGCTGTTGTAAACATCCACAGTCTGCATATCAAACTGAACGTTTGGACGAGCAACTGTCATAACTTGTTTTGTTAATTCAGTTGTTGGTTTAGTAACGCCAAAGTTATCCATAAGTACACGGAATCTGTACTTGAGCTTAGGCATTAGTAAGCCTTGGCTTGTTGCGCTTTGGCCACCTGGAATAGGTACTGTAAATCTACTTAAACTTGAAATTGCCATTTATAGCTCCTTAATTATTGACGTGACTTAATATCGCCTACATTCTTCAATCTTAGAGGAATGTAAATGAACTCAACTGCTTTGACCGGTTCAACAGCAATATCAACATAAAGTTGGTTATTACTAATCACGCTTGGTGTGTTGTTTGTCTCATCGCACACTACGATGAAGTCATATATACCACGCAAACTAACCAAATCCAACATTAAACTTTCACAAACGTTCTTAATCTCGCTACGTGTTTGTTTGTCATTTGGTTCAAACAAGAATGGTTTAGTAATAATGCCTAACTGTCTACGTAGATAGCTTACCAAACGTGCTACGTTGATTCTATCTAAACTACTGTTTATACCTGTCTTTGTGTATTGTCCAAATGCTACTAAACCAGCGCCTGGAATATTAGTAATTGGATTGATCTTAACTTGCGCCATTTGATCGCGAACGCCTTGATTCAAACTAACTGGAATAAAGCTACCATCTTTCAAATAACCAACACTTGTTGCATTAGTAATACCACCACGACGTGTACCAGCTGGAGCAAACCATTGGAATGCTCTTTGGTCGCTCACTGCGATTGTACGCAACATCATGTGACTTGCAGGAACAACAACATTGCTACCAGTTAGATCAGTTGTTAATCCACTTGGATAGTAAACTGCTAAGTGATCACTGTTTGTGTGCAATCCTTGCTCTCCATCAATGCCAGTATTAAAATAATCTGTTCCATAGTTAATTAGTGAGCTTGCATTACTTTCTAAACGTAATGGTGTGTCACCAACTACTAGTGCAGTTCCATTTCTACTGCTATTCAAATTAACCATGTCGCTGATTAATTCTGGATATCCTGGGCAAGCAATTAGGTTGAAGAAAATATTATCTTCATCTAAAATACGTTGGTTTGTATTGATAGCAACTTTTAGTTGACCAACAACGTATGCTCTTTGTGCCTTACGTCCAAAATATGAAACTTGATTTAGATCAGCGCCACTGATACTTACCCAACGATCTGGGAAGTAGCTAGTCATTGCTTCATCAAAAATTGTGTTTCTTTCAGAAGTGTTAATATAGTTGCGCTTGTATTGCTTGATGTTAAATCCACTTCTGCGAGTATTCCATAGTAGCATACCACGTGGATAAGCCGCTGGATCTGGACAATCAAAATCAACAAAGTCACTACTTGCTAGTGCATCAATAGTTGCTGGTGCAGTTGCACTACCACTAGTGGCCCAACGTGCGTCTGCAAAAATAATACCATATTGACTTGTGTGATCAGTTACATCAATTGCGTCCCAAGTTTGGCTTGTAACATTCCAACGCTTAATTGTGCGACCATAGTTGTCTTGACTGCTAGAGTCAACCCAAATGTCGCCTTCATTACGACCAACGTTAGATGGTCTTGTTGCTTGTACTAATACTTGAGCAGATGCATATACCTGTTTAAGTCCTTTCCAGCGTGTTCCATTGTGTACCATAATATCAACTTGATCTTGATAAGTTGCGTACCAAAGTTTTCCATCTGCTGGAGCATCTGTTGGCTGTGTAGCTTGTGGGAAGTATCCGTCACCTATTGATGCTAGTGGAGCCCAATTACTAATTCTTAGTTCATAAGTGGTCCCTATTGGGCCAGTATAAACATTAGCTAATGTGTTGTTAAATCCTAAAGTTCCCCATGTTGCGCCATCTAAATATATCTCACCGCCTTCAGCATGTGTCAATACTAGTTGACCATCAACATAGTCAGCTGTAACATTTACTAATGCACTGTTATTGATAGCTGTTCTTAAACTATCTAAACTTGTACCTGTGGTAATACTTACTACATTTAAAGTCGAAGTATTTTTAACAGTTTCTGCAATACCCACTGTTGCACTAACAATAGTCACGTTTGAAGCAACTGTTACTGCGGCTCTTGTTGAACCAGAATTTTTTCTATACATTAGTTTAAAACTACCAATGCCGTTTTGTTCAAAATTAGCATTTACAAACAATGAACCAACAGCTAAACCACTACCACCGTTTAGTGGATCCATCTTGAATAAAGCTTCAACTGTGCCTGAATAAACTGGAGCATCTTTTGTTTCAAATAAACGTGTATCGCTGTTAAAGTTTTTAACAACCCACTTTGCACCCAAATTAAATTCAGTAGTTTTAAACCAAACGCTGCCATTTGGTCTTGGAGTAGCATCTGTACTAGTCCAAAATGGTAATTTGGTATGATCACTAAACTGTACAGCTGGTGATCTGTATGAACCAGCTAAAATACCAATGTCGTCTGAAGCGGAAGTAGCACCAACTTGTAGTAGTGTTTCTGGATCAGTACCTGGTCCAAATACCACCGCAACGTTTGTGTTTGCTAAAATTTCAAATTTGTTGCCATTAACTCTTGCGCCAACTGAAGTGATACTAGCAGTGTCTAATGCGTCGTTGATTTCTGCTACCATTTCTGCAACTGTTGGATGTGCGTTTTGACTTCCGTTGAAAGAAACAGTTGCAACACTTGATCCAACAGTAATGGTCATACCATAGGTTGCGCTGCCTAAATCAATTTCACCATTGGTGAAGCTCTTAGAAGAAACGGCTGGCCAACTTGATGTCCAGTCTAAAATTGTTGGGTTATTGGCGCCAAATACTGTTTCACCACTTGTACCAATTTTAACCCATGTTCCACTAGTATTTTTGTACCATACGTTATTTTCTGTAGCCAATGTTCCCACAGTAACAACTGCATAATCGCCCAATGATCCAATTGTAGATTTTGGCGCGCCTGCTGTAGTATCTGAGCTAGATGTGATTACAATAGGTGATTTTGAAATAAACTGTTGTAGAGTTGCGCTCCACTCAAAAATACCAAAACGTGATCTACCAGTGTCAAACCAATAAGTACCAGATGTTGGATCTCCTACTGGGATATTTGCAGTACCAGAAAGTGCTCCTAAATCAACACCTGCACGTAAAATGTAGGCGCTGTTACTTGCACCTAAATAACTGTAGGCAGCAAATAAACCATATTCGTTTAATTCGCTTCCTTGGATAGCATTTCCGCCAGCATCCTTTTGGAAGGATGGTACGCCAAATCTATCTGTTAGATCTTTTTGGCTAGTTGCCAAATATAAACTGTTTGCGTTGGCTAAAGTGGTGCCTGCGGCAACACCTGTTCCAGACGCATTTGTCTTATCCTGCGCTGTGGCAATCAAAACCAATGGAATTGTGCCAGGTGTCGCTGGATTATAAAAACTTTCATCAATGACGTTAACTTGTACGCCAGGTGATCCTAATTGTGCCATGTCCTAATCTCCTTAATGGGATCCTTGTCCATAATATTTAGTGATATTTTTAATATTTCACTGGTTATACCAAAGGAAAAAGGGCACGAAAAGGGCTAATTAATTATATGAATCGCCCGTTGTGTAAAAAATGTCGTAAAAATCTAGCCGCTATAAATTATCACAAGGAAGATAGGATATATTATAGAAGCATGTGTGATAGTTGTGCTCGTGGCACAACTGTACAAGAACCTAGATGGGTACGTGCTGGTTATAAAAAGAAAAGTAAATGCGATAAATGCGGAGTTACCAGCACACAGTCAGTAATTTTTGATGTTTACCACGCAGATGGTGATTTAAACAACTGCACACACAGTAATCTAAAAACAGTGTGTGCTAATTGTCAAAGAATTTTAGTTAAACAAGGACTTGGGTGGAAGCAAGGCGATCTTCTACCAGATTTTTAACCTTTTCAAATAAATCGTCAATGCTGGTATTATTTTCTAGTACAGCGTCAAACTTAGTTCCAACCCATGCAGTTTCACTAGCATGAATTCCAAATTTTTCTAGATTGTGTTTACTAATGGCCCATTTCATATTGCCATTTTCCCCTTGATTAGCGTTTAGAGCCCATTCATACCACTCAGGAAGTTCACCACGTTTGACCCATACAATGATTCCGCCTGCATCACGGATTGATTTAATTTCGTTAGGGAAACGGCAATCACTAATAACAATATCGTCAGTACTATTGCGGAGTTTATTCTCTAAACTAGCAATCCAAATGTCATCATGAAAGCTTCTGCGGCATACTTCAGTGCCCCAATATTGTAGTACCCAGCGTGGTGTTAAGTTTGGCATACCCAAGCGTTCACTCCACCACGGGTCTACTTGTTCTCGCCATTCACGGGCTTGTTTAGTGCGTCCTTCTAGCATAGTTCTGTCCCAACCAAAGACATGAGAAACTGCGTCTTTTAAACTGTTGGCAAAACTCTCTCTTCTAAAACCGTGAAAATTTGTAAGATAGTCAGCAATAGTATCTTTGCCTGACCCAATGAATCCGCACACACCTATAATCATAGTATCCCCCAAGGTATACTATATTTTATGTTATTTGTGTTACAGAGTCAAGTCTTTTGATTAACCGGTTACCCAGGTATAACCGCCCCAACCTTGACCACCAACTCCTGAAGGATCACCTTTTTTCAGTTCTTCTTCAAGTTCTTTCATCCTTGTAAGACCTTCAGATTTAAGTGCGCCACCGTTTAGTTGTGTGCCACCCTGTGGACTGGCTATTTGTGCAAATTTTTCACGGGCTTCGCCTAGCATGACTTTGCATCCAGCTAGTGTATATTCTTTAATCCATATACCTGCATAAGGGTCTTCTAAAAATGCAAAGTCTGGACGGTGATTATATACCCAAAGAAGTAGTCGTTCATTGCTTTGTGGGCGTTGTTGTATTGTCAGTTTACGTGTCTGTGGGTTGTAGGTAAAGTTAATGTAGCTACCAAACATTTTACCCACTAATTTTTGATATCCTGCAAACATGTAGTAAGTTGCTAAACCGCCCATATTTGAGCTTGTAAGCAAATATGTGTTGGTGTAGGCCAAATTGAATGGTTCAAACAACGTTCCACCATCCCCGCCCCCTGTTCTTGAACCAATGCTTCTACGGAAGATTTCACGCACCACTGTGATTTCTCTTGGTAGAATATATTCGTTCTGATTTTGTACCATATCTAAGAAACAATAACTTTCTTCAACGGCATTACTGGCTCTTTGACGATAAATTGCCATGGCTTTTTCTAACGCTGTTTCGTAGTGTATTGGGTCTAACTCAACATCAATCATGCCGTCGCCCAAGAAGGCTTTGACGTATGAGAATACTTTTTCTTTTTCGGTTTTTAGGGCGTCTAGTTGGTCACTCATGCTTATATTTACCTTATCATATTCCAATAAATACACTACTATGCCAAGACTCAGTTTATACCGCCCAGAAAAAGCCAACGATTACACCTTTATTGATAGACTTGTTTTAGAACAGTTTATGGTAGGGGGAACGGATGTCTACATCCACAAATATTTAGGCCCAAAAGACCCATTAGAGGGACAATCTACCCCAGATCAGCCCACAAATACCCACGGTGTTTCTGAATTGGGTATACAAGATTTACTATTATTAGAAACTAGAGACAGGAGATACAGTGATGACATCTATGTCATGCGTTGTATCTACAATATGCAACAATTGGATTGGAGTCTAACGCAGTTTGGACTATTTTTAGCCAATGATACTATATTTGTTCACATACATTTAAACGATTGTGTAAAAAGAATAGGTAGAAAATTAATGGCTGGCGACGTTTTGGAGTTGCCGCACCTAAAAGATCCTCATGCGCTTAATGAAGCCACTGTTGCCCTTAGAAGATTTTATGTTGTAGAAGATGTATTAAGACCTACAGAAGGATTTAGTCAAACTTGGTACCCACATTTGATAAAAATCAAATGTAAACCACTGGTTGATAGTCAAGAATTTAAAGATATACTTGACAAGCCTGCTGAAGATCCATTGAGTCCATATGCAAGTGATGATTCTACTACTGCGCTACGAGATTTAATTAGCAGTTATAATAGAAATATGGATATTAATAATGCTGTTGTGGCGCAAGCAGAGCTTGATGCGCCTATGAGTGGTTACGATACTGATTCTTTATGGATGGTACCAGTTGATCCTAGTGGAAAAGTTATGCTAATAGATGCTAGCGGCGAACAAATAGATGCTAGTAAATTTTATATGACTAGTACCACTGACGAAGGAGTTATTAGATATCTAAATAAACTTTGGACTCCAGAATCTATTACTGAACCAGAATTTTTAATTAATCCTACTGAGTTAGAATTGCAAAATAAGGGTATACCAGTAATAGATACCAGCATTATTTTAAAGAGTCCTCGTCAAAATTACTATATTGGCTATTTGATTGGTGACAGTGTGCCTCCAAATGGATATCCTTTGAGTGGCATGGGCGCACAATTTCCTGATACAGCAGTTGATGGCACATTCTTTTTAAGAACTGACTTTTCACCAACAAGATTGTTTAGGTATAATGGTTCTAGTTGGCGTGTTTTTGAAGATAATGTGCGTATGACATTAAGCAACACCAATACACGTAAGACATTAAAAACAGGATTTATTAATAATACGAATCAAACTACCATTGGAGACAAGGTCATTGACGAAAGACAACCAATTAGTAAACCTTTGGAAGTTGGAAAGAATTTAAAACCTGAGGCAGACAATTAATGCAACATTATTATGACGGACAGATAAGAAGATATCTAACACAATTTATTAGAGCACTAAGTGGCTTTAGTTATAAGGATAGTCAAGGAAATTTGAAAGAAGTTCCTGTTAGATTTGGTACGGCTAACAAACAAGCCGCCGCAGTACTACGACAAAACAGCGAAAACTTTTTAATGCAAGCACCTTTTATCAGTGTTTACATTAATAATCTTGAATTAAGTCGCGGACGTATGCAGGATCCTAATTTTGTCAGTAAAGTTCATGTAAGAGAAAGAGAGTGGGACGAAAATTTAGGCGAATATACAGCTAATAAGGGTGCTGACGTTACTATTGAACGTTTAATGCCTAATCCTTATCAATTAAGTTTAATAGCTGATATTTGGACCACAAATATTGATCAAAAATTACAAATTTTAGAGCAAATTATTGTATTATTCAACCCTGCTGTAGAATTACAGACAACTAGCAGTTATTTAGATTGGACCAGTTTAACTACATTGGAATTAATGGACATACAGTACACTAATCAAGTAGTTCCAAGCGGTGATCAAGAATTAGAAATAGCAAGTTTGACTTTTAGCGCACCAATTTGGTTAAGTCCGCCAGCAAAAGTGAAACGCATGGGAGTTATTACTAGTATTATTGCTCGTGTGTTTGATGAAGAGGGAAATATTACAGATGATATCATTAATGGCACATTAATGAGCAGACAAGTTATTACTTTTGACAATTATGGCATACTAATAACAGATAATAGTGGTCAAGGCCTGTATACTGCCAAATTATTAAGCAATAGTGAAAGCACTACCACTTCTTTTAATACTAAAACAACAAAAAATGGCGTTGATATCAATTGGTTAGAGATTTTAGAGAAATATCCTGGCAAGTACGTGGCAAATTTAAGTAAAGTTCAGGTTATGAAGCCAGATGGCCGTTGGGCTCAAGCCAGTATTTCATTAAATCCTGATAACGAATCACTTTTAAATTTAAATTTTAAGACATTCGATGATAGTTGGCCCACTAATACTGTTATTGCTGGCAGAGGAACCATAGATGCAATTATTGATCCTACTAAACCAACTAATAGGATTGCTACATCTGGTCTACGATACCTAATATTAGAAGATATTAACATCACAGATAGAACTTATGGTCCTGAAAATGCGAGTCAGCCAGGTGTTGCTCAATGGGGCGACCTAATAGCTAATGCCAATGACATAATTGAATATAATGGCACTGAATGGACAGTTATTTTCAATAGCCAGCAGACTAATACACTAACCTACATAACTAATGCTTATACTGGTGTGCAGTATAAGTGGGACAGCGCACAGTGGACTAAGAGTATGGAAGGTGTTTATCCTGCAGGCAAATGGCAAATAGTTCTATAAACAAACTAGTAGTATGTAGTGGTGCTTTATTTTATTCAAAAAGCACTAAAAGATTCTTATTCTTACAAAGAACCCAAGGTAAAACTGCTAAATCTTGGGGGATTGTTGGCGGAAAACAAGAAGATAAAGACAGTACTACATACGAAGCACTTAAACGTGAAATTACTGAAGAAATAGGATTCTTACCAGAAATAAAGAAAACTATTCCTTTAGAATTGTTTGTTAGTAATGATGATAATTTTAATTACCATACATACCTGTTAATAGTAGAAGAAGAATTTATACCCAAATTAAACTATGAGCACAGTGGTTGGGCTTGGGCTACTATGGATCTTGCACCAAAGCCATTACATCAAGGTCTACGCAATACATTTACCAATAAAACAATTAGAACAAAATTAGAAACTGTATTTGACATCATAGATGTAATCTAATATTTTTACAGTCACAAAAAAGCCCCATTTCTGGGGCTTTTTGTTTGACAGCGTAATCTCTTACGCTTGGCTTTCTTTCCATGAAATACGTGCTGTAACTGTTGTTGCGGCACTTGTATCTGTTGGAACAATACAAACTGTAATAATGTCTGGACCGTTTGGATAGACATAATCACCGCCTAAGATACTGTTACCAATTTCAGCAATTTCACTTAGATCTGCTGTAACTGGGCTGTTAACGGCTGCACGGAATTCGTAAATTGTAACTCCGCCGTTTACTGTATCTGTAGTTTGACCAGTGTGTTTAATAACCTGTGTCAATGATGGTGCACCATAGTTTGCAAAGTATGCCTGTTGTGATAACGCGGCATTTAGAATCAACTTAACGGAAGCAGGCTTGTTGTTGCTGTTACCAACAACTAGACCAACTTGTTGTAAGTTAATACTCATGCGGTTAATAATATCACGTTCACCTAAAGCACCAACTAAGCTGTTGTCTACACTTGGAGCTAGACGTAAACTTAGAATTGGCACGTTTGTTCCAACTAGTGCTTGTGGAATACTGATTGTATCAGAACCACCAGAACCAGAAGCAACTGTGAACAAGTACGCTTTATCATCTTCAAACACACCGTCCATGATTACAGAAGCACCCCAGTGATATAAGCTAGGAGCGTAACTTGGTGCGTTACCGTTCTTAATTTCATATCTTGCTGGCAAGTTACCAGAACGTAAATAAGCCTCTGTTTCTTTGTTGTTGTGAATGAATTCATGTACGTACATTACTACTCCGTCAGTTCCTTTGAATCCAAAACGCACTTTACCTGCACCGTACCAACTGTAATCCATATAGGTCATCTGCATACGATTGATGTTTAGTACCATTCCACTTCTGCCAGTTCCGTCACACTTATCAAGACTCCACTCACTTTGTGGAATACGTAAGTCTTGTGTCAATGTTCCAACAACGTTATTACGTGTTGTTCCACGATAAGCAGGAGTTACTTGTATCTGTGTATCACTAACAACTTTGTTAACTCTATAGCTCATACCACGAATAACAATGTTGTTACCAATTTCTAACTGTTTTGTAAAGTTAGTGTTGGTACCATTTACCACGTTACTCTTGTTAGTCACATTCAAGAAACCACCAAGTTGTTTGGTACTGTTACGACGAACACAGTGTAAACTCTTTCCGTCATATTCCCAGAACATACCGTTTTGGTCATCAAACATACCTGAACGTACTACAGCATCTTGCCATCCTGCCACAAACAAGTTAGGGAATCCACGTGGTGCTAGATCATAAGGAATTCCATTTGTAATGTATCTAAATGTAAAGTCATCAATGACGTTAGCAACTACGAAGTTTGGTCCACTTAACGGCTGTGTATATGGAGCACCACGTACAATGTTAGCAATGATTGAAGCACTGTTAGTATCAATTGCTGTCTTTGCAGTTTGGAATTCTGCATCTGCCCATACTACGCTAGGTTCAGTACGTGTTGCTGGCAATAATGACAATGCTTGTGTAACACTAGTTGCACCAACAACATCTGCTGTAATTTGAACTAAATCTTGTGCTTTAGTAATTTCTCCAGCATTTGCGTTTGAACCTGTAGTATCTTGTGTTAGCAAGTTACCTGTAGACTTAGTTACAGTAGTTCCAGCTAAAATTTGACCAATGATAGTCTTCAAACGACCATATGCGGCAACAGTTTGAACTCTGTGATCTGGACTAATTGTTGCTCCTTGATTTGAGAAACCATAGAAGAAGAATTTAGCCTGATCATAGGTTGCACTGTTTCCACCATATAGAATGTCATAAACAATTGCGTTAATGGCATACTTAACGTCACGTTCGCACTTAGCAGTGTCGTGATTGTATAGTGGATAATTTTGTTCTACCCATTTCTCAACTTCACGTGCCATAAAGTCACGGTTATTAACTAAACGTGCCTTAGCTGCCAATTGACTTGAACTTGCGTTAGTTGGATCGTTGTAGCTTAATGCATCAGCGGCACTTCTACCGTTGTTGATGATATCTAATACTTCATTCCAGAACGTATTGCTACGTGTTGTTGCGGCTGCACTTGCACTAACCCCAGCCAAAGCCGCAGTAGCATTTCTTGCATTGGTAATGTTACGCTTAACTCCTTCAGAAATTTCTAAGCTGTTAACTTCAGCAATTCCTAAGAAAATAGAGTTATAGTTTGTACCTAACGCAACGTCAAATCCTGCTCCTAATAGTAGGTAACCTAAATCGCGTTCGCATTTTACTGCTTCGTATTCACTAGTAGATCCTACGTTTTCTACGATAATTTTATTACCTGTAAGAAGTTTGTGTGGACGACGTGTTACAACTGTTGCGTATGTTGAACCGTCATGTGTAATTCGACTTACATCAATACTTGGACTAAAGTTTATACCTGTAGAGTATTGTAAGCCTTTACCAGACTGATAACGGAAATACTTACGTGTTTGACGTACAATACTTACGTTTGGTCCTCTACTTGCATTAATTTCAACGCCACCATCAAACGGTCTGTGTACGTTCATACAATCTGGACGTACATACAACTGTGTTTCATTAATGATTGGTAGTGCTGTTAAAACACCGTCACGAATATTACCGTCAACTTGACCAGTGAAGAATGCTGTACCAGTAAATGATGTACCACTGGTAATATCACCAGTTGTATTGTAACGGATCCAACTTGAACCTGCCGCAGTTGCCGCTACCAAATAATGGTTGAATCCTGAGCCAGTGTTAGTAATATCACGATGTACCGCCTTTAATGCGTTGGCTAGGTTGTCAGCTAAACGAATTGTGTCATCGTTAACACGGATAACATAATAAGTTGCACCGTCTGTTAAGTTACCAACAATTGTACCAGAGTTAGCTGGACCAATTGAGTAGTAAACTTTAGTACCAGTTTGTAATCCGTGCGCTGGCAATGTAATTTCATCAGTTGTTGCGTTGACAACTTGTGTAACTAAACCACTGACTGCCACTGTTGTTTCCTGTGGGTTAAATGTAATTGCACGGCTTGGGAACGGATCAGTAACTACCATTTCTGAATCGTTGTTTACTGCAAGTACGTTCATAGAATATGTAGCGTGTTCTAACACTTCAAATCTATGATATACACCAGTACCAAGTGCTGTCAAGTTGACCATGTATTGGAAGTTTCCTGTATCACCGCTACCACCACGCAGTGCTTCAGCAGGGTTAGTATGTAGCGTAATATCGTTTGCTCCTAAAACGTTTACATAGTAAACTCTGTTGGCTGTTAGACCACCAATAGCAGTTTGAGGTAGACCAGATACGTAAGAATCATAATCACTTGAAGCTGCCTGTGAAGCACCGCCAAGTGCATCAATTCTATAAATTACTGCATCACCGTTACGTAGACCGTGTGCGGCTGTAAAGTTAATAACATTATCTGCAAGAATAACACGAGCTGCCAAAGAACCGTCAAAGTAAATTGTTCTACGTGGAATTGTATTAGATACACGTATTACATCTCCACCTCTATAGCTGGTTAAGAAACGTGTGCTATAACTTGGCAATGATGGGCATACAATCCAGCTGACACTATAACGAGCACTATCATTAATTGGTGCTTGACCTGTATTAGCTGTACCAGATCTTGTACCACTTACGGACATGTAATATGAATTTCTGTATAGTACAACGTCACCATAGTAGTAACTATCTGATGTGTTCCACTCGCCTTTGAAAGTTGTACCAGTTAAAGTTGGGTTAGTAACTTTAAATTGGTGAACTGATCCAGTTCCTACACCTAAAATATCCGCACGGTCAGTGTTGGTATAAGCACCTACCCATGTATTGTGTAGAGAGAATTGGTTTGCTGCCTGTCCAGCTGCCGCGCCACCTGCAACTGAGCCAAATAGTGTATTAGAAACGAAGTATTGGCGTCCATTGATTAGACCATTAATCTGCGTTCCACCTGCCCATACTTGGTAAACAACGCGGTCACCAGTGGTAAAGCCATGATTGTTAAACACGATACGATCTGAAGCTGCCAAGGCTGCTGCCGATGAACTACCGTTAACAACAATGTCACGTGCAACAACTGTGCCTAGTCCAACTCCTAAACTATCACCTGCAACTTGAGCAGTGGTTAATGTATGGCTACCTGCACTACCATTACTGCTATAACGTGTGATAGCAATACCAGCCAATGCGTTTGCTTTGGTTGTGGCCAATTGGAAAGCATTTAATTCTTTGCTGATCACGTAGTAAACTGTTGCATCGGTTAATTTAACATAGCTGTCATAAACACCAGTAGCACTGTCACCAATAGCGTATGTTAATGCGCCTTTGCTATATGTTACGGCAGTACCTGTAGCTAGACCATGGTTAGGAATATAAATTATACCGTCTGTCAAATTCATTTGATCTTGAGGATCAAACTTAAATTGACGCTGAGCGATAGTAGAACTAGCAGTAAATGACATGCTGGTTGTAGTTGGCAAACTTGAGATTGTATATCCGCCATCTAGTGTACCAGTTGAACTAGTATCTTCAAAACTATGTGTTGGAACTGAAGTTGTAGTCAACCCTGCCAATGGAACAGCATTATAGAACTGGCGGAAAGTAAAGTTAGCGGCAGTACCAACAGCAGTGATGTCAATTGGATATGCCGCGTAAGCCAATGCTGGGCTTAGTGCTAATGCGAATGTATTGTTGTCAATAACGATCACATAGTAAATGGTTGTTGCGGACCAACCAGTAACTGCACCACCAGTTGACAGTGCTGTTAGCAATACTGTTTCAGCTGTTCTAAAACCGTGATTTGTAAATGTCCAAGTATCAGTTGTTGCATTTGCACTACCAAAAGCAACGTTGAATGTACGTGGCAATGTTTGTGTTGTTGTGAACAACTGGAATGTACCATATAGTTTTTCAACTACTTGGCCATCCTCATAAGCTGCCGCAGTAGTACTGTTTTGAGCACGAGTTACATTTATGGTAAATGGATTACTTGCACCAGTAATGGTTCCAACAATCATAACTTCGTTACCAACACGTATATAATCACCTTGAGCCAAGTTTGTTGTAGCTGTAATCTGTAGTGCAGTTGCACTTGCTGTACATGCGTACAATGTTCCTGGAACAGCCAAAGGAAGATCTTGTACTACGTTTTTAACAATGTATTGATTATTATTGATTAAACCAGGGGCACCAGTATATGGGCTACCAATATCTACACCGCCTTGATTTTCATAACGCACTAGTGCGTTTTCAACAAAAAGCTGTGATTGTCTAGGAATAATAATTCTATTGCCTTGTGGGTTAGCTACTGCTGTATTGGCAAAACTTTGTGTAGCAGTAACACCTGCAATGGCAGTAAACTGCACAGTTGGCTGACCTGTTGGAAAAGTACCAACGGAGTACGCTTGTACTTTGAAGATATTATTGGTAATTGGAACCATATAATAACTAGATGCATTAGTCATACCAGTAATTGGTGTTGCCGCTGTATAGGTCATACGTACACGAGGCCAACTACGACCAGAACTATCACTTACTAAGTCAAATAATGGACCTGGATAGTCATAACCAGTTGGATATGTACCTTGTGTACCAGTACCACCAGTTGTTTGAGTAGCCGCAGTACCGCCATGATTAATCAAGTAGAAGCTGTTGCTGTATGGATTTTCTTCAATTCTAAAAGCATAGAATCTACCTGCACCAACTGTTACTGTGCCAGCAAAGTTAATTGGGGCGCCATTTGGAGCAGTTGTTAAAGAGAATTCTTTAACAGCGCCAGCAGTATTAGCACTGATTATACTTTCAACATAATACTTTTGATAAGAAGTATATGTATTTGGCGTATCAATTACTGTAGTTGGTAATGTTGAACCAGTACCATTTTTAATAACAATTGGTGTGTTTTCTTGGATGTAAGATGGTAATGTGTTAAACAATGCAATTACACGATCTCGACCAGTACCAGCACCGCCAGTTGTACCAGCCGCAGTAAAGTTAGCAATGGTAAATCCTGGATGGAACGCATAAACACCGCCTGCAGCCGTATTAGATGTTGTAAAGTTTAACTTAGTTGCTCCAACACCAGTTGAATATGGAGTTGCACCAGCTGTGCCGTTTTCAGTTGTGTATACGTCAAATTGGTCTCTGTTTACAACGCTGACGAAATAGACTTGTCCTTCTACTGGAACAGTTGTACCACCAGACCAACTATTACCGCCACCAACAAACATAATTGGTTCACCAGTTGTTAAACCGTGATTTTTAATAAAAATTCTATCTGCTGTAATTGCACTTACGTTTTGACGGAACCAATACTTACCAGTGGTTGCTTTCCAATCATGGATAGAAGCACGAGTATGGTTGATCATTGGTGAAGTGTGTAGAACAGCACGAGCGCCAACAGTAGTATAAATGTTATAACGATCAAAACTTGTTGTTCCGTTACCACCACTATCAACTAGAGTATAGGTTTGCGTTGCAGCCTGATTGCTCAATGTACCAGTGTTGTCGGTTGGACCTTCCATTTCAAAAGTATTACCTGTTGCTGTCCAGTTAGCTGAACGAACAACGTACACACCGTTAAGTGCGGCAACACCCATACCAGCAAGGGTAATTTGTTGACTTGGAACAATACCTAACGCATTAACTGTGTTTAAACCGTTAAGTGTTACAACAACAGTTGCAGATCCGCTTGTGGCAGCAATAGTTGAGATTTTATCTTCAATTCTGTCACCGCGTTTGAAAAGAGCAAAATCATGATTACCAGAACCACGACCGTTAAATGAAATTAAGTTTGTGCCTGCATAAGCATCTTTAGGATTAGATGTTAAACGTAATGTGTCTTTTGTTAACACTACAGCAAACATCATACCAGAGTTGGTGGTAGCCCATGTTGGAATTGTACCGCTGCCTAATGGGAAATCGTTTCCACTGATAGCGTCAATACTAGGTGTTGCACCGCCGCTACTTACACCAACGTATGCTACTGGGTCACCAGTAATTAATCCGTGATTTGGAATAGTAACAACGCTTGTGCCAGTATCAATACCGCCTACCGCCGCAATAGTGCGACGAATTGTGCCATCATGATATGGTTCAAAAATGTTAAAGTTACCAGTGGCTAAACTGATAGAGCTACGATCTTCAACTTGTCCACCGTTAACAACACTACGTGGATCAAATGAAATTGCATTTTTACTTAAACTGTTAACTAGGGCAAATGTAGCACCAACTTTAAAACCGTGATCAAAAGTGGTTCTTGCTGTTAATGTTGTTGAGCCGTCAGTGGTAATTGTTCCAGTGATATTAGAAGCTGTGTTATCTAATTGAATATTTGAACCTACATAGAAACGACCAGTTGTGATTGTTGTATATGAAGTAAAGATACTAACTGGGTTAGTAACCGTACCTTGTAGTTGTACAGCTCTTGCTTCAAATGTAAACACATAATCTGTTGTACGTTTGACAACAAATGTTCCCTCAGCAGTTACGCTGTCAACTCCACGAACGTCAATTGGTGTACCTGTACTAATACCATGAGGACTTGAAGTAGTAACAGAAATTAAACTTGTGCCGTTAACAGTAACATCAACAACGTTACTTAATGGAACGTCACCTGCTAATGAGTGGAAAGCTGGGACTTCGTTTTGACGCTCTAAGGTTTCCCATTTTGAGCTCTGTAAGCCATATTCAAAGTCAGTGTCAATTAATGTATTTGGTTGTGAAACGCGAAGTTTTGAAACAGGATCTGTCAAAAATTCTGCGGGTTGGAAAGGCACAGTGTCTCTCTCAATAAAGACCTGTACTTGATCGCTGGCGCTCATTGCCGCGCAATCATACTCTAATATGTATGATGTAGTATCAGTAGCTGGATTGTATGACCAACTACTTACGCCTTTATTTCCATCGGCGAAGTTGTAAAGAATAATGTTGCGTGTCACGTTTGTAATCAGCAACACTCTCTTTAGAGGCACATTACCTTCAACAGTGATTGTATCTGTTGTTGGACTAAATGTGTAGTCGAAAATCAGTGATTTTGCCATTTTAAGTTACCCTTTTAAGTTCTAATATTTATCTATGCTTACGCCAACGCAATACTAAACGCCACACTTAGCGAGTTAATACTTTGATCCACATAAGTTTTTACAGCCTGTTCTGTTGGAACAGCTAAGTTTGAATTTCCGCTTAATGTTCCATCAGCAGAAAATTCGTTAATTTGTTCTCCAATCTGCGCACCAATACTACCTAGTCGCAAACTTGTCAAACCGCTTAAGTCAAACGCATTAGCGTTCAATGTTGCACGACCTGTTGCTTGATCAACTTTGAAGAAGTCGCCTACCCTAAAGTTACCGTCTTGATCCGTACTTACGTAGAACACACGTCCTGGTAAGTTTTCAACAATTTCGTTAACTTGTAATGTTGGCGAAAGTTGTGTAGGATATGCAGTTGATCTTCCTCCACTACCAATAGCCAAGAAATCATGACCAGTTAAACGAACCTTACTATACTTTGTTCTAACAGTGACTCCTGTTCCCTCTGCACTTGCTAAGAGCTTTTCAGTGGTCAATGTTAATATTGCAAATCCTGCTGGTTTATATCCAGTAGCAGCCGCAGTATAGTCAACAGCTTGAATAACGTATGTTCCGCCTGCACTAGCAATGCTCAAACTTGCGCCTGCAACAGGTTCAGCAGTTAGTCCTGAAACTACTACTAGGAATCCTTTTTGTCCAGTAACTCCACCAGTAACAATTGACGCTTGAACCGCAGTAGCAGTTCCAGTGATAGTCTGTCCAGCACTAAATGTACCACTGTTTACTTTAACGTATAATACGCCTGCGCTTGGTTGTGAACTTAGGATTGTTGCACTACCAGTTGGACTCGTTAATGTCTCTCCAGTATTGAATACACCAGTTGAACTAGCATAAGTGATTAGTTCTCCGTATAATGTTCCAGTAATAGCTGTTTCGCTGGCATCAAAACCGCCTGCAATACAACCATATGTTCCATAACTGTTATTACCGTTCAATGAACGAATCTGTCCGCCTGTACTTGCCGCATATCCATATGTACAGAAATATGTAAAGCAAGAAACAACTTCAGCTTTTCCAGTATTTGAACACCAAATACCAATTCCACCGTCATTGTTCATAGTATATCCGTGGAAAACAATCGATCTATAACCAGTGGCATGAACTGCTCCATTTACAACTGCGCCAATACCGCCCACTGAGAAACATGAACATTCTAGTACATACGGAGACTTAGTTGTGATTGGACTTGCAGGATTCAACGCCACAAATACTCCTCCTGGAGTTGAAGTATCAACGTCGCCTGGAGTTCCAACTAAAAATCCATTTAATCCTTGCATTGTTATTTTTTGCAACAATGAGCCATTACTCATTAAGAACATAGTTTGAGTTTCGTCGCCAACTTGTGGTTCAACAATAACACTTCTTAAACTATCTCCGACAATATACACATTGGCAGGGATGATAATAGGAAGATCTTCTGTGTATGTTCCACTCTTAACAAAAATAGTTGCTGGACCAGTTACTGTTGTACAGGCATATTTGATTGTTGCAAACGCACGATTAATGCTCTTTCCGTCGTTGCCATTATTTCCTTCTGGTGTAACATAATAAACTTGTCCAGTTACATTATTGTTTTCCCAAGCAGGTAGTCCAGCGCCGTTAACTGCTAAAACTTGACCGTTAGTTCCTACTGGAATACGTTCAACTGCACCACCTGAACCTTTACGTAGTAAGTCACCTGCGGTAGTCAAGATTGGGGTCACATCACCTGTTTGTGCTACCAAATTCCATTTTGTTGGATTTGTAGTTGGGGTGTTACCAATGTTGTTAGCACTGATGCTGATCCATGTGCTACCCAAGTATTCTACTGTGTCATCTAATTCATATTCTGTTCCAGCCGCATAAGTTCCCTTCCAGAACATACCAGCAGCCAACAAACTCCAATATGTAGCATTTGGTGGTTCAACTCCACCGCCGTTGTTTGAAGTATGTGCAAGAATACAAATGTAACTACGTGCGCCATATCTTACAATATCGCCTGCTAGATAAGCAGTACCATTTGTATAAGTTGGATTTGGTGCTAGTCTAACCCCGTCAACGTACAATGTAAAGAAACTGGTATTAGTTGGTAAATTGCCAGATCCTTCTGCGGTTGCAATATATAATTTTGCACCGTACTTAACTACTTCACCAACTTTATAAGTTGTTCCTCCAGCATAATCGCCTGCAAAACTAAAACCTGTAGTAAACGGATCCCAGTTAGCTGTATTAGTTGGCGTAACACCAGTTGTATTAACTTTGGCAGCATAGATACTACCACCATAATTTACTAACTCACCTGGCTTATATGCTGTAGCACCACTATAAACACCTGCGTAAGTATAGCCTTTGGTTAATACGTCCCAGTTTGCTGTTACTGTTGGCAAATTGCCAGTAGTGTTTCCTTTAGCTACATAGCTGTAACCACCATACTGTACAATGTCACCTTTAACGTATGCAGTTGCTCCGCTATACGCACCTAGTGATTGTAGGCCGCTGACCATCGTATCCCAGTTGGCTGTATCAGATGGTAAATTGCCTGTTGTATCTTGTTTTGCTACAAATGCGCTTGCACCGTATGTAACAATGTCGCCCTTCTTATAAAGAGTTGCGCCATTATAAATTCCTTTATAAACGACACCTTGTGTAATTACTGTAAAATAATTTGTGTCTGTTGGAAGATTACCTGTGGTAGTTACGGAAGCAACGTAAGTGTTAGCACCATAAGAAACAACATCACCTGGTTGATAAGTTGCGCCGTTATCGTATGTACCTTCAAATTGCAAACCAGTTGCAAACATTGTAAATTTAACTGTGTCAAATGTTACGGTACTGGTATGATGCGTGTTACAAATATAAACTTGCCCACCATAGCTAACCATATCGTTTAGCTTGTAACGAGTAGCACTTGCCCATGTTCCTTTGAAAGCAATACCGTCGTTGAATAAGCTCCACTTACTGAAATCATCTTCAAGACCTAATGCGGCAGTTGAAGCAGAAGTGTGACTGGTATTTGCAATGTAGCTACGTCCACCATAGTTAACAATATCGTTAACCTTGTAGTATGTAGCAGTTGCCCAAGTACTTCCCCAAGACTGACCGTCATTCATTAACTGCCATTTGCCAGCAGTTAAATCAGTCTCAAACCCGCCAGTTGCGTCAGAGTCTGCAATGTGACCTAGCACACAGACGTATGCCTTGCCGCCGTAGCGTACAATATCATCTTTTACGTATGTTGTAGAATTGGTCCATACGTTTTTCCATACGAAACGCAATCTACCAAGTTTAAATTCTGCCATTTTCTTTTTCCTTTAAGGTAAATCTTATTAATTTTTATATTTATTACACATCTGAAGGGTAAGTATAGGCCTTGTTGACTCGTGCAACCAACTCGCCTTGTGCGTTCAAATAATAATAAATGCTTCTGCTATCCCATCTATATTGGTCTGGATTTAGATTAGTATCTGGTCTAATATGATCTTCATTTCGACCGTCAAAATAGTCTACTCCTACCTCAAACTCTGTAAAATCGTCTTCTGCCAATCCTATATTATTGACAACAATTTCTTCATCAACGCCTAATAATTGATCTACTCTAGTAAAATATAAATCACCTTCTTCTGTTCTACGTAGAGCGTAATAATATCTTGGATTATTTGCACCAAGCAGTGCTGATGTATCCTGATCTCCTACATAATATGTACTCATAATTTCTCCTTATTACGATATTTCTACGTAACTTACAATTGAATCAACTGCATTTGCTACATTTGCTATCACATGAACTGCATTATCTGGAGCGACCAATAATCTTTCGCCACCATTGACTGCTCTCAATGTTTGATTAGCAGGTATAATTATATCTTTCATGTAATACCCTAAAACTGATGGTACTACACTTGAGTCAGTGACTGTGATACTAACAGTCACTGGATCTGCTGTTTTATTGGCCAAACTCATACCAATCACAGTTGCTCTTGCTGTAGGAGGCATTGTTATGATTGATGTTGGACTTGTCGCCACATTTGGGGTTATTTTATTTTTAAATGCTGTTGCCATTTTTTATCCTAATGTTAAAACTAATTGAATTGATAATTCTTCAGCTTCGCCAACTGTAATATTTGCAGTCTGTTCACCTGCAGAGTTAATCCACTGACTTCCGTTGTAAACTTCTACTCGTTTATCAGAAGTATTATATCTAAGCATTCCAATTTCAGGAACTATTGGTCTTTCAGGTGTTAATCCATAAGGAATGACTATTGCGCCAGTTCCTTCAAACTTGTAATAGCCTGTACCAGTTTGTTGGAAAGTTAAAACTGCATTATTTGTTGTTGCTCTAATTTCATTATCTTTAAATGCAAAATTTTCAATATTAACAGATCCTGTACCAGTAGCCTGAATATTAATATTAGTATCAGTGGCCAATGTAGAAATTGTATTATTGTCTATTGATAATTGGCCAATTTCAAATCTATCAGCACGTAGTCTTGTAGCATTAATATCTGCTATTAAATTTCCATTAGAATAAAATCTAATAACATTGTCGTTTGCACCTGGTGTTAATTCAGCTGTAATATAAGTGTTTAGATCTGTATCATATACACCATCTAATATGAGCCAATTGCTGCCGTTATAACCTTCAAAGTGAGTTGTTTCACTGTTATATCTAATACCGCCAACTTGTGACCCTCTTTGATCAATCGTACCAGAAGGAAGTCTTAAGCTCTGTGTTGAATCAATATAAACAATTCCAGAGCCATTTGGTTTGATTACAAAATTTTCGTTGGATGTTGTTCTTATTTCATTATCTTGAATTTCAAAATTTTCAAATTTAACAACACCTATACCAGTGGCAGCTAGGGTCAATGGACTATTGACATTTGATGATTGTACAGTTGATCCGGTAATTTGTAAGGTGTCAACATTTAATGTATTAGTATATAAATTATTCCAACGTTTTGATGTTGATCCTAAATTGTATACTCCGCTTGGAATTAAATCGCTGGTAATTCCTGCAACAAAGCTAATAGTATCTGTTGGTTGATCACCAATTATAATATTACCACCAATAGTAACGTTACCACCAACTTCTAAGTCGCCCGTAATAGAAACATTGTTTTGTAAGTTGATTTGATCACTAGCTGAAGCAATATTTAGGTTAGTGGTCAATGTTTCTATAGTAGAACCACTAATTTTAATGTCGCCAGTAGTTATTTGTGTTGGCTCAACAGTTGTTACGTTTGTTCCATCACTCAATGTTAAACCAGTACTACTTGCAATGTTGACATTAGATGCAGTAAATTGTACCTGTCCTGTTACTTGATTAACATAAAATAAATCACCAACTCTAAAGTCGCCTTTATGGTCTACTGAATTATAATAAATGTATGCACCGTTGGTATCAACTACTTCGTTCGCTTGTACAACTAGTCCTTCATCATTAGAACTATCTTTTCCAGTTCCAATGTAAGCAAAGTTGTGACCAATCAAATACATGATTACGCCTTTGCCGTCTCCTGCAACGCCGTAATTTCCGTATACGTTGGCGCTGGACATAGATCTAACTTCTGTACCAAAATCTGAATAATCGACCAATTCAATATATTTTGCAGTTCCTGTTGCAGTTCTTATATCTTGTATTACAAATGAATCGTCTTCTATATCTGTAGAACCCTCTGTGCCATTAAAATGTAATAATAAAACTGTATCAGCTGTTTTTACAAATTCTGATGTTGGAACTGAGAAATTGCTTGTATATTTTGCAATGCCTTTGCTAACTCTAAGTTCGTCAATTAGTCCATTAAAGTTCCCAGCAATTCCATCAAATCTTGAACCAATAGTCAATGGACTCTGTATGTAATTAGTGTTATCAGTCCAAGTAGAACCTACTTGTACTCCGTTAAAGAACAATCTTGTAGATGTACCACTTCTAGAAAGGGCTATGTGATGAAACGCTCCCGTTGTAACATCAGTTCCTGTAATTCTAACTGCACCATTTACATAATATGTAAGCTGATTAGTGTTTTGAATATAAACTACCGGTGCATTTTGTGTATTTGTTGTTCTAAAATCTAAAATATTATGTTGAGCGCCAGATACACTTCGGTTAATAAAACATTCTAATGTAAAATCTCCTGTACCAAAATTAAAATCTGGTGTTGAGCCTATCGTTAGATAATCACCAGTACCGTCTAATAACAGCGCCGCAGTTCCAAATTTTTTGTTGGTCTGTGTCAATTGTGCATTGCCGTTGGCCGTTACTGTTTTTCCGTTAGCATCAGCTTTAGAAACTAAACCATCAACTTTGCCAGTTAGGAAAATTTTGTCGCCGCTGATACTACTAATAACTCCCTGTGCTAGAATAGTAGTTCCATCACTGTCGTAAGATGTTAGTGTTTGTCCTGCACTAAATGTACCAGTGGTAGTTGAAACTCTAATGGCTGTTTTTCCTGTGCCAGCAAAACCAGTTGTTCCAGTTAATCCTCTTAGACCATAATTTGCATAGTAGGTAAAACTGTTAAGCCATTCAACTCTAACACCGTTGGTCATTGTTATGGCATTGGCACCAGGAGTAATAAATGTTGCACCATGGAATAAACAGGCTGCTTCTTTGCTTGATGGGCTTACGACACTGCCATCTAACAATGCACCACGACCAGCATCACCTTGATCAAATCCTAAAGGATCTGTTGGGCTTGTTACACTTCCTTTTGTTATTACACTCACGTTTCTAATATAAGGGCTCTTAGAAGTTACAGTCATTCCTGAAGCATATCTAAAAGCGTGTCCAGTATTATTTGTACTGTTATAGAAAAAATCAGCAACTGTTAAATCTTCAATGGTTACTTCACCATTTAATAAAAACGCATCTTTATCATTTGACCCCAATGTTGGTTTGATAATAACACTTCTAATCCCTGATCCTCTAATTGTCACTCCAGCAGGAACAGTCATTGGGAAGATTTCAGTGTAAACTCCTGGATAAACTATAACAGTAGTTCCAGAAGTTGCTTGTGTTAGTGCATATTTTACAGATCCGTAAGGATCGTTTTGATGGGTACCTGAATTGGCGTTGTCACCAAACGTTGAAACATATATTGTATTTCCTGGACGGAATGCTAGATCAATTCCGCCTACAGTTAGGGAATTTGTTACAATGTTGTCAGCGTTAACAGTGTTAATATAGGCGTTTTGCCAACGTTTGTCACTTTGACCAATGTCATATGTGTCGGTTTGAGATGGTAATAAATTTCCATCTACTCCGCCTGCCAATGTAACGTTTTCTGAGTTAATGGTTCCAGTAGCAGTAATGATTCCTTGAATATGTAAATCGCCATAAATCTCTAAATTAGAGTTAATGTTTACATCACCTGTACCAGAGGGGTCTATATCAATATCAGTGTCTGGAGTGAATGCCCCAATGATATTGTCTTCAACAGTTAGGTCGCCTGCACGTAGTTTTCCATTATAAACTACTGCATTAGCTCCAGAAGGAAGAATATTAATAATTCCATTAGTAGAAGTAATAGAATTGTTTGTAACTGTTAGGTATGTGGTATTATCGCCGACCTTTAGTTGATTGTCAACTATTAAATTTGTAGTTTTTGTTGTTCCGTTTACGGTTAATTCGTGAGTGGGCGTGTTGGTTTTGATCCCAATTTTGCGATCGTTAACATCTAAATACAATAGATCCGTGTCAAACGCTAAATCAACTCCATTACGAAGCAGATTCGATTTGAGCAATGGACCGGAAATTTGACCAACGGCCATACAATCACTCCTTTAACCCCGTGTTTCACGGTTAACCACCTTACATTGCGGGTTTACCACAGTATGTCATGTAAAACTTGGTCGGCTTTACAATTATAGATATTTATCGGTTTTTGAAATTAACCCAAGATAAGGGTCCAAACATTGGTTAATTGTTCAACGTCGTCTTCAGTGGCGTTGCCTCCTACCCCACCAAAGTTATCAAAAGAATCTCCGTCCCAAACTTCCATAGTCTGTGTATCAGGATTAAATCGAATTGTTCCAATTTCGTTTGCTAGAGGTGCTACCAAATTATTAACTGGTACTAATACCGCAGTTGTGCCTCCTAATTTAACCCAACTAAATTGTGTTCCAGGCATCTTGATAGGATCATTGGTTAAATTAATAATATCATCACCATCAAATTTAATATTATTAAGCATAACATAACCTGTCCCAGATGTAGACAAATTCAAACTATTTGACCCAGTGACAGAAATAGTATTTCCAGTGCTTGTAATTTGATCAACATTCATAGCGTTAGCTGATATTGCAGTTGTAGTTATGGCAGCTACTGTTGAATTATTAATTACAAATGGTATAGTATTATTAGTTGGATGGGCAACAACTCTTGTATTCCTATTAGATGAATATACTCCCCCTAGAGCAGTCCTAAAATTTCTTTGCCCTACAAATTGATTTAGTGCGTTGTCATACCTAATTTCTGCACTGTTCATAATAGGTTTATCTGCGCCTGTACCTGAAGGTAATCTTAAAGAATCACTTGAATCTATATAGACATTGTAGTTAGATTTAGGTTTAATTCTAATGTTAACACCAGTATTAGCTGATAGTATATTGTCAGTAAATGTCAAACCGTCAACGATTACCCCACCTGTACCATTTCCTACTAGGTTTAGGTTAGAATTAAGTGCCGTTATTGTATTGTTGTCTATTGTTAGATTTGGTAAATCAATGCCATTGATCCAAGAAGTCGTCCATCTTTTTGAGTTAGATCCAAGATTGTATGTGTCGCCAACATCTGGTATGATATCTTGATTTAAATCCATTGCAATGGTCACAGTGTCAGTACTTTGATTTCCAACAGTGATCGTTCCTTTGAAATCTAAAATTCCTGAAACATTTAGATTTTTTGCAATATTGACGTTGTCGTCAAGTAAAAATATACCAGTTGCAGTTTTAAAGTTTATAGGACCAGATATAGTCTCAATAGTAGACCCACTAAATCTAAAGTTGTTAGACTCAACTTTATAAGGAGCTAATATTGTTGTATTTGTTCCGTCACTGACAGTAATAGTTGATAGCCCAGATAAGTCAAAAGAATCACCACTAAAACTAGTAGTTCCTTTCTTAAAGTTTACTAAAAAGTTATCGCCAATTCTAAAATCTCCACCATGATCAGTAGAAATATATCTAACTTTAGCACCGTTTAACTCTACAGTTTCATTGGCTTGCACCCTCAATGTGTTGTCATTTGATGCATCCTTTTCAGTGCCAATATAGGCAAAATTGTGTCCTATTAGATAAGCTAAAACATCTGCTCCATTACCAACAAAGCCATACTTGCCATAAACATTTGCACAACTGATACATCTAATCTCTGCACCATAAGTGGCTGTTGTAGCTACTCCTGGAGAGGAAAAAATTGGGATTCCAAAGCCAGCTACCAATGAAGTAGTAACATAGATTCTCCACATATTAGTATTAACAGGGTCTTCAATTACGTAATCAACGATGTATAATGTACCTGCTACATTAATGGTCCAATCTTTACCTACAGTTGTTTCAAAATTAGGAGGAAGATTATACTTGTACCATGCTACCCACTTTTCACCTACTGAGTTTCCAGTAGTATCCCAAATATCATTAGTAACAATAAGCGTTGTTCCAACATCTGGATAGAAGCTAATAGGTTTAAGCTGTGCTGTTGGATCAATGTTTTGATCAAATGTCATTCTCCACTGGGTTGGATATATAGGATCTGTTACAACTGATACTACTTGGTAGAATAAAGGTTGTAGTGGATACCTATCAAGCACTGCTGTTTGACCTACTAACGACTCTACAAATGTTTGACTGGTGTATAGAGATTTGTCTAAATTTACGCTGTCTGGAGTATAAGAAATGCTTGTATATCCTGGACCAACATTAACTACACCAGGAGCTGTACCATTTACTGTTTCAAACCCTAGTAAACCTTGAGTTGCATAAAATCCTCTATTGGCATAATATGTAAAACAATCAATTGCTTCTACTCTTACACCATTAGTCATAGTAACAGCGTCAACACCTGGAGTGATAAAAGTCACTCCATAAAATAGCATACTGGCACTGATGCTGGTATTATCAGCTACACTGCCATCAATATATGCTCCTTTACCTGCATCATGTGTATCATAACTTAGTGGGTCAGATAATGTTATATTTGATCCTTTGGTAATTACGCTGACATTTCTAACATAAGGACTCTTACTAGTAACTAGATAATTGTTTGCAAATCTAAAAGCGTGACCAGTATTGTCTACAGCATTATATCTAAACCCAGTTACTGTTAAATCTTCTACTGATGTATCACCATTTAGTAAAAAGGCATCTTTATCAATTGTTCCTGCGGTAGGCTGAACTATAACTCCTCTTATTGATGTTCCAATTATAGAAACACCTGCAGGAACTGTTAAAGGAAAGACTTCAGTGTATGTACCGCTAGTGATATGGATAGTCGTTCCAGCAGTTGCTACACTTAGAGCTTTTGCGATAGTTCTAAATGGACTCAACTGTATGTTACCTTGATTTGTGTCTGATCCTAAAATACTAACATAATAACTGTCGCCTGGTAGTGTTAAAAATACTGATATGCCAGGAGGAACTGTTGGTATCACTACATTATTAGTGTTAACAGTTTCAAAATATGCTTGATCCCAAGTGTATTCAGGACTACCAACAGAACCTGTATTGTTAACTGCTGGTCTTACATCAATACTTAAATTGCCTACTTCAGTTTGTGGTAATGGATCTGTTACAGTTGTTGTAAAATATAGTGCATTTCCATTAATAAAAACGTTACCAGTAACATTTGTTGTAGACTTAAAATTTGTTCTTCCTGTTCCTGATGGATTAATATTAACACTAGAGTTGGTGCTGGTAGTGCTTATTGTTGCCGCAGAAAATCTTATATCGTCTGTATCAAGTTTTGGTACATTTATTAATTGTGGCGATTCAATAATAAAATCTGAATTATTTGACGAAGTAATATTGTTTGTGGTAAATGTTACTCCATTAACCACAACTGGGAAATCTGAAATTATGTCTACAGTTCTAAGCCCAGTATTAATTACCTCTAAATCAGGAGTTGAAGGAGTACAAACTACTTTTTTGCCTACACCAATTTTTCTACATTGTACATCTAAGTACAACATATTAGTTTCAAAGGCTAAATCTATACCTTTTCTTTCAAGGTTAGCTTTGAGTAACGGTCCAGAAATTCTTCCGACGTTGGACATATTTTACTCCTTATCTATCAAAACCGTATATAATGTATATAGGTTTTCCTAAAGGCACTGGATTGTCAAATTTAACGTATCCTTTATTGGCTGTGACTTCTATAGTGTAATTAATTTCTGGGAGTTGATAAACGTTTTCAACGTAAACTTGTATGTTAGTTGAACTAGGGTTTCCTAAATCATCAACTGGAATAAAATTATTATTATCAACGTCTAAAATTTCATGTGTTAAAGAACCATCTAAATTTACTTTTAATGTTGCAGTTCCTGAAACAGTGGCAGTTGGTACATTCACGTATCCTGTACCACCAGAAACAACTGTAATTTCAGTGATCACGCCAGAAGGATTTACTACTGCTATTGCCACTGCATTGTCATCTCCAATGTCTGGAGGACTAATTGTAACGTCTGGCGGATCTAAAGGATCGTAACCACTACCACCATTTAAAACAGTTATAGTATTAATTTCTCCTGTGGCAGCACCAACACCAATTTCTTTTAATTTAATTCTACTTGGTCTATTAGTTCTAACTTTTTCCCAACTCCAAGAAGGATCATAATCAGTGTATACTTCAAAATCATTTTCTTCTGAGTTATAACGTATCATACCTGGAACACCAGTCACAGGCCTATCATTGGTAGTTCCAATTGGTACAGTTAATGATTTATTAGTATTGACTATTGCTCTACCATCAGCTTCAACAGAGAAACGTTGACTTTTTGGTTTGTACGTGTCAATATTTTTACGTTTTATAAATTTCATTATGCTACCGCCATACTGCTGATCACAGCATTAACAACATCTGCGGCATTAGATTGCATAGTAACAGTATCACCATCACTTAAAACTAATTTTTCCATATCCATAACAAATGTGTCGCTGGCCACTATAGTTAAACTTTTTAAAATTTGATTAGCGTTTCCTCGACTGCTTCCATCAGGTATTACCCAAACATCCACAACAGCATCCGTACTGGTGCTGTGATTGCAAATCATTAATGTTGTTATACCGTTTTCGCCAACAGACACAAAAACATCTGTTGGGTTAGTATTTGCTAAATTCGTTGCTGTTATCATAATAATCCTTAGAACATTAAACTAGCAAAAAACGCACGGCGTTTGCTAGGTAATTCATCTCTCACATTTTCACTATTCACAAAAAATAATCCTGTACCTCCTGGTCCTTCATAATCAGGATAAATTTTAACTCTACCACTTTCATTAGCTGGCGCTTGATAAACACTATCAATGACCATACTCAATGAAGTTTTTAATTCTATAGAAGGATTAGTTGATATCCCAGGTCCTGGTTTAGTAGACAGTATCATTCTTGTATTAGCTGTCTCCATGGTAATCTCGTTTGAATCATTGATTTTTATATCACCAATAACCATTCTATTACCAAAGACTGTAATCCATTGATTGCCACCAATACTTGTTCTTAGTTGTGCTTCTGTTACAGCGCCTGCGCCTGAGCTTGGATAACCTGGAACGTCTTGTTCAACAAATTCTAGATAAGTGTTATTTCTAAAAACTGGAACACCTGCACCAGTTCTATAGTTTAACTGAATACGTCTTCTATCTGGCTGTAGTTCAATTGCATAATCTACATAGCCTTTGTTTGGAATATCGTTGTCTTTATTTCTAGTAATAATTCTTTGTGTGTAGTTTGAAACTCCATCAACAGTAACAGTTCCTTGTGAATTATCTGCTCCTAAAAGACTAAGATCAGTATTTGATGTTCCTGTTCTAATAGCGTTCACTACGATTGCAGAATGTCCTTCTGAACTTATTCCACCAGAAGGAGGACCAATATAAAATTCCCAAATTCCAGAATTTGTTACGCCATTAAAAGTCCAACTTTTATTTTGATTATAAAATAAGTTTGCATTGTAATTAGGAGATGCAGGACCTCCTCTAGCAATACTTAAACCTGAAATACCATTGCCACTAACACCTGCAGTTGCACCATTACTTAAACCTGATTCGCCCTTGTTTAAGACTAATATTTTATCATTGATGACTAAATCACTACTTTCAATAGTAGTGGTTTGGCCGTTTACTTGTAAGTTTCCGTAGATGTGAACGGTGCCTAAATTGTCACTGTCATATTTGGTTTCTAGATAGATATCGTTAGACGATTGTACGTGCCAATCGCCACTAATTCGATTAACTTTTTTAATAGATGGCATGTTCGTTTCCTTGTATGATATTTATCTGTATGGCAAAATCATTAACTTTGCGATAAAAGAGCTACCATATACAGCTTATTAAAATTTTTGATCAGTTTATTGATAATAATTATTTGCTCATCTACTCTTCGTAAACTAGCTTTAGATTTTTGATTTCTAGCAATCACTTCAAGATTACCAAGTTTTACAACTTCTAAATCAACTGCCCGTAACATCCGACTAACATCTTTTTTAAACATAGGTAGGTTGTTTTGGCTATTTTCTAAACGATTCCTAACCCTATGCCAGTCTAAACTAGAAGTTATCAAATACTCTTCCATAGCAGTATTTACTCACAAAAAAGCCCACCGAAGTGGGCTTTTTGTTTGCTTTGTAACTCTAAGATTACTGGAAGCTAACGTTGCTAGATGTGATAGCAACTTTGCTTAGGTAATCAGCCGCGTTACCTAGAGAAGAAGCAGTGTTGCTTAGTTCTACGTAACCATAACGTGTCATAAAGCCAACTACTGGTTCAAAAGTAGCTGGATCTAGAACAACGCCAGAGCTCATTAGAGGAATGTATGGGCAATAGAATGCAGCCGCATCAGCTTCGCTTGGTCCTTTGTAACCTAGTAGAACTTGGTTATTGTCTTGACCACTGTCAGCTAAGTATGCGTCAACGTAAACACGCATAGCACCGTTCAATGTACCAACAAACTTAGTGTTTGTAGGTGCTTCAAAAGTACCTTCTGTTGTACGTGCAAATGCACTTGTAGTAGCAGACTGAAGAATTGTAAGAGCTTGGTTACTTACAACTGCCCAGTTAGCCGCACCACGACGTGTACGCTGTGCAATCTTGTTTGCTTCACGGTTGATTAGAACTGCTAATGCGGCATGCTCGTCACCAACGAATGTAGCTGTACCACTTACTGCTGCCTGGTCGTATGTAGAACCAACACCAGCTAGTGTACGTAGGGAAGCTAGAACTTCTTGATCGATTTCAGCAGTAATTTCTTGTGCTAGAGCAGCCATAATTTCTGCTTCAATATCGATACCTTGTTGTGCTTGTGCATCTTGAGCAGCTTCGAAGGTCCAACGTGCGCTTAGTTTGCGTGTCTTAGCTTCAACAGCTTGTTTCAAGATTTGAATGCTCATACGCTTACCTGGTGTACCTTCTAGGCTAGCAGTAGCGGCAGCTTTACCGTCACCACTGGAACCTGTACCAGAGTAGCTAGTAGCAATCTTGAATGGGCTTAGTGCTTCTTCACCAGCTGTGATACCATCACTTGTATCAGCATAGCGGATACGTAGTGTATGAATCTGACCAACTGGACCAGTCATTGGTTGAACGCCGACGATTTCGTTAGCGATAACTGTTGGCATAACACGACGGATTACTGGAAGAATCACGCGGTTTAGTGTTGCAACATTACCAGCACTTGTAGAGCCAGCTGTTGCACTTTCTGCAAGATACTTACGAGTATTCTCTAATGTAACACCCATAACGGCCTTTTTATGACCTTGTAGGCCTTCTAGTAGGGCCTCTTTAGTTTCTTGCCATTTTTCGTTTAGCAATACGGACATTTTGTCATCTCCTTAGTTTTTAAGACCCGCTAGTTTGCGGATGTCAATTAAATTATCAATACCTTCTTGAACTTCGGCAGTGATTTTGGTAGGCTTGTCGCCTGTGATTTCTTTGCTTTCATTTAGTGCCTGTTTTTGTGCCTTTGCGTGTGCCTTACCTTCCATCACCGCTGGTAAGTACTTGTCAAACGCTACGGACAACTTAGCAGTCTGTACAGACTCTAGGAGTTGACTCATAATCGCTCTCTTTTCACTACTTAGCGGAGCTAGTAATTCTTGCATTGCTTCCTTGCGTTCCATCAAGTCTTGAGCAATGCGAGCTTCACGCTCCTTGCTTTCAACTAGTTGTTGTGCTTCAGATAATGCTTGTTGTGCTTCAGCTAGTTCTGCTTCTTTCTTATCAACAATCTTCAACAAACGTGAAGTTGTTGACTTTTCATTAACATGACTAGCCATATATTCTGCTGTGAAGGCTTCAAAAATCTTGCGTCCAAAGTGATTCTGACGAGCACTATCAATGTCTTCACGTAGTTGAGTGATTTCAGTTGTTAACTTTTCACTTACTGCGTTTTCAACAATAGCGGCGCTCTTCTGGATAAACGCTTGTTTGATTTCAGCAAATTTTTCTTTTGCTTCACGAACTAAACGTACTTTGGTTTCTGCAAGGTCTTTTTTATCTTCTGCGAATTCTTGGATTTCACGAGCTAGTGCTTCTACTACAAAAGCTTCTAACTTAGCGAAATTTTCTGCAACTTTTTGACGGTCGCTTTGGAATTCACCTAACTCTTTTGCTAGATTCTGGATAACAAAAGTTTCAAGTAATTGAGAATCTTTGGTCATCTTTGCTACATATTGAGCTTGTGCTTCCGCTAGGCTCTGTCTGTCAGCAACGAATTCAGCGATCTCTCCGGTCAACTTCTCACCTACCATCTTGTCAAGACTTTCAATCATAACGCTACGATCGTGATCGTAACGTTGTGCAAATTCTTCACGCAATTCGGCAGTAAGTTGGTCGCGAGTTTCTTGGAGCTTTGTGGTCCAAGCTGTTTCGATGTCAGCCTTAATTTCCTCAGAAATTACGCCGCTCTCGAAAAGTTTTTTGAATGCGTCCAACATTTCTATTTCTCCTCGGGCTTATTTTAGACCTTGAATAATATTAAGGAGACTTTCCTTAAGATATTTTTGGGCCTTTGGATCTTCTTTAACTTCGTGTGCTATTTGCATAGCTCTATAACCACCTTTAGAATTCATAAAATGTTCATAAATGGCTGTAGGATATGCACCTGGCGCACTTGGCTGTGCTACTACGTCGACTGTAATAATTTCAAAATCTGACACTTCGCCAGTTCTATCATCAACGTTGCCGCTACCTCTGCTACTAACACCTAGCTTAACGCCAGACTCTAACATGGTGCGGACTAAATTTCCCATTGGCGTTGGCAAAATTTTAAATTTGCCGTAGCCGTTTGGACCGTCCATCCACATATCTGTAATCATGTGACTGACACGATCCAAATTTACTTTTAAGTCATCTGGATGATCAACTTCGCCTAATACGCTATATCCATTTTTGATTTGATCAATCAACGTCTTGACAGCATTGCCAATTTGGTCTACAGGATAAACACGCTGATTTGCGTTGCGTATCCCGCCTTGAATGCAAATACCCTTCATATAAAGGTTTTTTCCATCCTTGTCGTCGGATTCAACAATACAACGTGCTTGATCGAAGCTTAAACTTTCGCGTAATAATAGGCTCATTAATTTGTCCTAATTACTTGGCGTGGCTTGGAGCTAGTGGGCTCTTGGTATTGCCTGCGCTTTCTCCGCTACCTTTTTTCTCAGCGCCATGACCTTTGCTGTCCTTGCTGAAAAATTGTTTAGCATTGGTGCCGCCTGGAACATTAACATTACCTGCGTTATCTTCCTTTGCACTTGGGTTTAGCAAGCCACCTTTGACTCCACCCTTTTCATCACCAGATCCTAATTTAAATGCTGTTCCGCCCATACGGTTTTCACCTGCTACTGGACTTTTAGCATTTACACTCTTTTCACCTGCGCCTTTCTTCTCTGCGCCGTGTCCATCACTTACTTTTTCGGTATATTCACGAATCATGAACTCGTCTTTCTGTTCATCATCGCCTTCTTCACCTTCTTCACCTTCTTCATCGCCCATGTCGTCCATGCCTTCTTCGCCGGACATTAGAGCTTCAAATTCTGCTTTTAGTTCTGCTAGAGCGTCTTCTAGGTCATCAATACGTGCATCTGTATCGCCTTCTTCACCCTCATCGCCAAATTCGTCGCCGAAGTCGCCCATGTCTCCATCGTCCATGCCGTCAGCTTCCATGTCACCAACTAGATCGTCAGTTTCATCTTCAACTGCGCCACCAATTTCGATCACGCTTTCTTCTTCCATTCCAAAACTTTCTTCAGTTTTGTCTTGTTTATTTTTTTCATCTTCTTCGTCTTTTTTTGCTTCTTCTTCAGCAATTAGACTTTCATAAATGCCACGGCTTTTTTCCACAACGATTTGATGGAAAAGCTCATTGGCCTTTTCAGTTTCTTCGTTAACTAGATAATCTAGTAATTGTTCAAATTTAGATTGCATTGCAAGGTCTCCTTAAATTTAGGCAAGGCTGTCGAGTATATTTACAGCGTAGATAATTTATATAGCAGAAATACGTCAAAAAGACGCATTTTTGACGTTAAATGTCAAATAATTTTTAATTTTATTGAGCAGGTTGAACTGGAGTTGCGTACTGAGCTTGTATTAATTCAGACTCCATTGCAAGTTCTGCCATGTGTGCTTCATAATTTTTACGCATTTGATTTATCTGTTTCAAAGACAAACGTGTCTTTCTTGTATCAGATAACTCAAGTTTGTGTTTATCATCTTCTGGCTCATAGCGTTTATCCGCAATCATATCGGCGTCAAAATCATCTTCGCCTTTATAATCTTTGTCAAAATAAATGAATTCACGTAAGAACATAGTAGTATTATTTATTGTGCAGGGGCAGGAGTTGCACTTGCACCTATGGATTCTGGGCCACCTGCTGGCTCTGCGCCTGGTGGCGGTACATCTGGATTTTCTTCTTCACCACTTAATGAATCCATATCACCTTGTATACCACCTGGTGTAATGCCAATACCACGCATTTCCTGTCCAGGTGCTTGTGCTGTACCAGTGTCTCCAACGATGTTTTCTTGACGCCATAGCATTTCGTTTTCCTGCATTTCTTCTGCACTTAGTCCTAAGAAACGCTTTAATGCAAATCGTTTGCTCATGTAAGGTACTTCAGATACTGCTTGGAATGTGCTTACACGTTGTCCATCTAGCTCTGTTTGACGATAAGCCGCAAAGTTTTGTGGAGGATTAAACTTTAAATCAAAGATGTTAGGGTCAATATTAATACCACTATTCTTTAGATATAGTTTAAATTCTAAGTCAAACGCTTCAGCAAATAAGCTCTGTAAACGCTCACAATAATAGTTAAAACGTAGCTCTTGAATGTATGCAGTACCTACACGACCATCGGTAAAACTTGCATTTGAATCGTCTGGACCTGTTGGCAAATAGCTACTTGGTATGCGTAAAGCACGGAATAATTTGTTGGTAAAGAAGCGTAAATCTTCAATCTCACCCAAGTTTGAACCGCCTTGTAATGTGTCAACACGGCTACCACGACCCTCTGCTGTTTGTGGGAAGAAGTAATCTTCTGTGGTGCTTAGTGGGTTAAAACCACTGTCAATAACTGACTGACCACCGCCTGTAATACTTGGGATACGGCGTTGATTAACTTCATTTTTAACACGTTCTACGAAACTCATAGCCATGTGACTTGGCATGTTACCAACGTCAATGTAAAAAATTCTACGTTCTGGAGCACGGACAACACGATAGATAATAATCGCATCTTCCAATAATTCTTTTTGTTTGTAAACTTTAAAACACATTTCCAGCAGACTATTGCCAAATGGATAGTTGCTGTCCAGTCCTTCACTTAAACTTAAATGAATAACATGATTAGCGTCAACTGCTACTTGATCTTGACTATGACTGAATCTGCTGCCAGTTAATTGCGGATATCCGCCAACCATACCACGTTGGAATCCACCACCAGTTACATAGGCCGCATTTCCTGGCGTTGCTCCTGGAGCATTTGGATTGATTTGTGTAACCGTTAGTGTTTGTAAATTAATGTTTAAATCACGAATAACATACTGCTCTGGAATTTTTCCTTCACTTTCGTTAACAATGATTTTATCGACTTTGCTAGGATCAATGTAAATCCATTTTTGTGTTTCTGGATCACGTACAAAGAAGCAGTCCCCGTATTTGTATAAATTACGTATTGTTTTAAAAATTCTAACATCAAATTGATTGAGTTTATACCACTGCTGTAGATACTTTTTGATCAATTTAATTTCAGTGTTTGTTGCTTGTTCGTTATAGCTTACAGTAAAACAAGTACCGTTATCTTTGTTTTTCTGTGTGCAAAATTCTGCTAAAATATCTAAAGCCGCATTAACTTCACTGTCAGCATCCATGGTTTGATACTGCTGATAACGCTCTAATCTATTAGGATGACCGCTATAAACATCTGGAAGGAAGCTAGAGTAGTTGCTACGATAGGCGTTATACGCACTACCTTGTCCGCTTATAGGACTCATGGCTCCGCCTTGATTGTTAACTTTAACAGGTGTGAAATACTTTTTCCAAGCCATCCTTAATCCTTATTTTTGTAGGTTTTGTTTTAATATATCAGTTAATCTAGAAAAGGCACTTTCTAGATTTTTTACAGCAGTCATCGTACCTTCATTTGCAGTTTTCATAGCACCGTCCCACCAATCAGGCTTAACAAATGATACTATTGACACATTGTTATTTACCGTTCCTGCCATGGGTACTACAACATTTCCTGTACCGGCTCCACTTGCATCAGAGGGCGCCGCAGTGTCTGCTCTTACCTGTGTTCGAGCACTATTTTCTTGATATTGCTTTAATATATTCTGTGCATCATTTCGAAGACTTTGACTGACTGTAGGATCAATTATTTGAACTTTAACCAATGACTCACCATTATTTGTTTTTTCATCAATGATATTAAATTGATCTTTTTTCAATCCAAAATCATTCATCAATGAATTAACTATGGCATCCTTGGTTAATTTTACAGATTCATCTAAATTCTTTCCTTCTAATTCTTTAACTTTAAAACCTAATGCAGATTCTCTTGGATTTCCACTTGGTATTAAATTAGGATCTGAAGTTGCGCCGCCAGTTGTTTTAAGTTGTCTCTGCAACATTGCACCTAGAATGAGCGTTCCAGCTTGATTATCAGTAACCTTAAGTGCTTCTGTGAGTTTTTTAATTAAATCATTGTTTACAGTTTCAGTAACATCAATTTGGCGATTTTCGCCACTCGCTGTTCTTCTATCAACTGTTAATCTACTTGACGCACTCTGATTAGAAGGGACTGCATTAGAAGCATTATTTGAACTTGCATTAGCGTCGCCTAATCGCACGTTGAGTAATTTTTCAACGTATGCTTCCATTTCATTGATACCCTTGTTCATAATATCATCAGGAATTGGCATATCAATTCCGTATGAACTTAGCATTTGATTAAAATACTTTCTAGCAGAATCTAGTGCGTTTCCGCCTGCTTCTAGACCTAAGTCAGCTAATTTTAATGATGATGTTGCTATGGCTAAACCAAGTCTGTTCAGTTGTCTATTAACTCCAGCAGTTGTGTGAGCTAATTTGATTTGATTATTTTGTAATTGTGTGAAGGAATCTAATGTCTTACCGTCAGGAGTTAAATTATCTTTTAAATTTGAAACAATTCTTTTCAACTCTTCTGGTTTAGCATCTCTAAGACCTGTTATAAACAATAGTTGTTGTTCTAAAAATTTTGCCTGTTCGCCACCTGCTATGAGTTGTGCATCAACCTCTTGTCTTAACCTTTGTAATTGATCATCAGAAATATTTTTTGCAAAATCTAACAGACCAGATTTGGTAAGTGCTTCTTCTGCATTTTTACCTTGACTTAGAAGACTCATAAAATCTTCTAGTTCATTGTTCATTCCTGTAAAGCCTTTTACAGCTTGAAACAAGGCTGCTTCTTGAGATGTTGCTTCACCTTTTAAACTTTTCATCACAGCTATGGCAATATCAGCACTTCCAGTTAAACTTTGTAAAAAATTAACCGCAGTTTTTTCACCATCGTTCAAAGTTCTCATAAAAAGTCTATTGGTAATTTTTTGATTGGCTTTGGCCATTTCTTCCATCATTGCTCTACTATTAGAACCTATGGCTGTGGCAAATATGTTCAACTCTCTAGTAGATCTCAACATGCCTTGCCCAAATCCCTTGTAATCGTTGCCATATCGTTTCAGTACGTCACCAAACCCACCAGATGCTTCGGCAGCTAATAACATTTGTTCAGTTACTCTTTGCGGCGCAATACCAAGACGACCAAATTGGTTCATCAAATCAGGAGTTACTTCTTTAAATACATTTCTTAAATTTTTAAGTCCACCACTAACTGACGTTGACCCAATTTTTAAACTAAAACCAAATTTATCAACTAGTTCAGTGACACCTCGTACATCAGTACCTAGTTCAGTGGCTTGGACACCTAACTTACTAAATTCTTCAACAGTTGCACCGCCTACTTGTACCATTCTACTGTAAGCATTCTGTTGTTCCTGTAGCATTGCAACAGATTCAGAAGCAAATCCAAAGAACTTGGCTAACACACTACTTTCTTTTCTAAGTTCTCCTGCTATCGTACTAAACGTATAGCTGACATTTTCAATATTAGATTCAAGGCCTCGAACTATCTTGTAGGCACCTGTGCCCACTCCTTTGAATATCTCTGCAACGTCCTTCATAGAACTTGCAGTACTTTTAACAGCGTTTGCCGCGCCTTCTATTCTTCTTCTAGTGGACTTATCAGTATTATTGTCAACTATTTTATTTCTACTCAATACGTCCAAAATGGCATCAAGAGTATCCTCCGTTGCCATGTTTCGCAACGTAACATTTTCGCTACCAATATTACCTGTTACTGATCCAGCCATTAAAATTCTCCTAGAAAACTGCGTATATAAATATTAACCTATACTATATTTATTGGAGTTACAAATCGTGGAAAACAGCAAAAATCCCCTAACCGCATTTATGCGTAGGCCTAAAATCTTTCTAAGATTGCCTAGCAAAGGTCGTTATTGGTCTGAAGGTAGCATTGAAATCAATGAGCAAAACGAGTACGAAGTCTATGCTATGACCGTTAAAGATGAATTGTTGTTGAAAACTCCAGATGCTCTACTAAATGGTTATGCCACAGTATCAGTGGTTCAGAGTTGCATACCTGCTATCAAAGACGCTTGGCAAATGCCCAGTGTTGATTTAGATGCTGTGTTAATAGCCATTAGAATAGCCAGTTTTGGTGAAAAGGTCAATTTGGACATTGCTATACCTGGTACTAATGAAGCAGAACCTTACGAGATCGATCTAAGACCAATGCTGGACAATGTTATAGATAACGTAGTATGGGAACCAGTGGTTAAGGTCAATGATGATATCACTGTGCATATTAAACCAATTAGTTATAGAAATTTAACACAGTCTAATATAGCAAGTTTTGAAGCAGAACGTATACTACGCCAACTAATCAATCCAGAAATATCAGAAGATCTAAAAGTACAGTTAATGAATCAAGCTGCCGAAAGACTAGCTGATGCCAACGTCATACAGGTTGTTAATGGTATTGAACGTATTGACACTACCAATGGCAGTACTGATGATTTTGAATATATTAGAGAATTTCTAAACAACAGTGATCCAACTGTGTTTAAAGCTATCAGCAAAAGATACAGAGAACTCAATGAAAAGAACACCTATTCAGAAATCACAGTACAGACTCCACCTAAGTATATAGAACAAGGTGTACCACCAACCATTACTACTAAATTTGAACTAGACTACGCAAGTTTTTTCGAATGAGGCTTTTGTCCATGACAATGCCCGAAATCCTTGAGTTTACAGATAAACTTGAGGCACAGGCAAAGGCCTTAACTAAAGAAGCATTTAGGGTAAGTTGGCACATGCGAGGTGCTATCAATCTAGATCAGACCTACGCATTGAGCTCTGAGCAACTAGATGTCCTACAAGATATAATCAAAGAGAATTTTGAATTTACAAAAGAAACTAAAATGCCTTTTATCTAAGTCATAAGTTTCCTTAAAGTACAGTGGTATTATTCAATGAGCTAAAGCTCATTTGTTCGTTACTTCGTAACTCACATTTTATTTCATTTTATTAAGAAGAATAACTGCGAAGCAGTTGTTAATACTCATCTAGATAGAGCGTCCACACTTCGCCCGTTGCCGGGCAAAGAAAGAAAGTTCTCATCTGAGTATCACAATCCACTTAGTGTTATGGCATTACAGAGGCGGTCAGCCTGTACCTCGAGCCACGTCTTATTCTGACGGCATACTATACACAATACACTAACATTCTGTATAGCACTGGGAATCACGTTGATGTTCCCATCCTTTGGCCTATTTTTAACTCCATTCAAACAGCAAAATCGTAGGTCTTAACGATCGTCGTCCTGTTAAGGATAGTCGCTGAGTACTTTTTGTGGCAAAAAGATTTCCGTCCCCTACCATTCCGTAGGATTCTTCGGCGCACGAACTTAGCCTGCGCGAGCTGTAACCACTGATAAGCCTTAGGATTTTAGTATGTGAGAGCCATGGACACGGACTTGTATATGTCCGTTATAGTAATCATCTGATTCTAATACTTGCCTTAAAAATTGCTCTTTTGCTTCTAGATATGATGTTTGTGATTTACTGTTACAATAGTGCAGTATTTCTCTTTTGAAATTTTCTTTGCCTAATTTTTCTATGTCTGCTGTGAGATTTGGACTTGAGCCATAATATTCTTGCCAATCGCTGTCTATTTTACTGCGAATCTTCTTTTTCTTTTTAGTGCCGTTTTTTAATTTTACTACTCGATATGTTGTTTTGCTAAATTTGGCCAGCTTCTTACCAATGTATTTTCTACCTGTTAGAATGTTGGTTATGATATAAACAAACCCCACACAATCTTCAGGTAGTTCTGTAACTACATTGCCTTGATACTCCCAAGTCATTTATTTTTAACATTTCCAATTTCTTGCTTGATACGTCGACGCTCACGGTCCAAAAGATCTACTCGCTTGATTAGCTGTTGCATCATTTTTTCTAATTGAGCAATTTGTTTTTGTAGTTCTTTAACTTGTGATGCGTCGACTGTGTGGGACATTACGCTGCCTTTTTTGCTTCTACTCTGGCATTCTTTTCTGCGGTGATCTCGTTTCTGCGAGCTTTGACTGCTTTCGCTAGTTCTGCTAGAGCTTTCCGTGCTCTAGTACCAGCGGCGTTATTGCCCTTAACAAACTTTTCGTCTTCTGCTTTCCACTGTGTCAATGTGTCTTCAATTAATTTAATAGTATCACTCATAAAAATTTCCTTTAGAATTTGTTAATTGCTCAGTACTTAATCTTCTGTAGGTCGAACAGGGCGTTCTTTTGGCTTTGCTTTCCTTGGAACGCTTCCTTTTTCCCTATATATTTTTTTGTACTCTTTTCTCTTTTCATTTTGTATTTCTTGGATGCCCTTCATCATGTCCCTACAAACAGCAACAAATTCTTTCAATGTTTTTCTATAGACAATACCTGACTTTACTGTATTATTAGAAAGCCAGTCTTCTCGACAGTTGTAATATTTTACAATCAAATCTAAAAATTTGTCGTGTTCCTTTTGTAGCATTTATGCAGGTTGCTCCACAACATCAGCATCGTTTGAGTAACTGGTAAAACCATTCTCTTTGATTACTCTAAGGATACTGTTTACACGCCCAGCTAATTCGTCCTTGTGACTAATTAGATAGATGTTTTTATCACGTTCTCTAGCCATTTTCTTCAGTATTCCAAGCCCTGCTTCTACGCCAGCGGCATCCATACCTGCGTCAATCAATTCGTCAATAAACAACAAATTAATGGGTTGATATAAGCTCTCCCAAACGTCTCTAAACGCCCAAGATAGACTTAAAATTAGTCTATTTCGTTCACCTCTACTGAGATTATCGAAGTCTAAGTCCTGTCCAAGTTGTGTAATTTCGACGTTTAAATCGTTCAAAAATTTCACTTGATGCGGCAATCCGCTCTTGGCTAGGTAGTAACTTAGGCGTTTATTTAAGTATGCTAAATTTTGATCAATGATTTTCTTGCGTATAAAGCTATCTTTATTGGTCAATAGCTTGTGTAGGAAATCCATATGATCCTTGACACCAGTTAAATCGTTAACCGTGTCCCATGATATTTCTTGTATGGCTGTTTTCTTAAGTTCTTCTACTTGCTCTGTATATGGGTTTATTTCTGTTTGTCTTGCTGATAGTGCAGTTTCTAATGATTCTACATTGTTTCTATGATTATATGCTTCTTCAGCAGTGTCATAATATGTAGACGGACGACCGTTAATTTCGCCAATCTCTTTTAGCTCTGCTAGAACTGACATTAGATCAGAGTTAACTTTTTCCAAATATGTTATAGAATCAGTTAGATTCTTTTCTGCAACCTTACGCATTTCTTCGTGCTTGTGATCGTGTAATTCTTGTTCACAAGCAGGACATTTATTTTCATCTAAATGTTCAAGCTCTGCGGTATATTTGTTTACTGCTTTGTCAGCTTGGTAAACAGCGGTCTCTAAGGTCGCTTTTTGCTTGTTTAAGGATTTAATCTTAGCAGATTTTTCATCATATTCTTTTAGCTGAGTATGTTTTGTAATTTCTGCCTCGATATCAACAGAGCGCAACTCTCGAATCGCTTTTTCGAATCCTGCGATGTCTTGCTCTCTCTTTGTTTCCCAGGCTTTGCTTTTAGTAATGAGGCTATCGATTGATTGTTGGACTTTTTCATTGCTACTCCTTATGCTTTCAATTTTAAAAGTTTCTGCTTGAATTTGATCTTTAATATCTTTAACTTGAAGTTTAAGTAATTCTGCTTTCTCACTTAATAATGTTATGCCAAGTAGTTGCTCAATGACTTCTCTTTGATCATTGGCTCTCATACTTAAAAATGGTTCAGTATAGGTGTTCAATGCAACTAGATGCTTGAACATGGTTTGACTCATGCCCAATAGTGTTTCAATAGATTTTTGTGTTTCTCTACTGTCGCCCTGTGCATCATCGTCAGCATTGTCTCCTGTTTTTTGTTCTACATGATCTATGTAAAACTTTAAAAAATTTGGTTTACGACCACGTTCTATCTTGTAACTGCGTCCATTGTTGTCAAATTCTACAGTGACAACCATGTTCTTACCATTAGTCTTGTTGATCAAATTTTCTTTTTTGATCTTGGTTAACGCTTCGCCATACAATGCGTAGCACAAGGCATTAACAATGGTAGTTTTTCCTGTGCCGTTTCGACTGCCACTGTCGTCGCCACCTAAGTCTAGGTTTTCACCCAGTACAAGAGTCAAATGATTTTTATCAAAATCCACTGCTTGAGTTTGGTTGCCCACACTCATGAAGTTTTTTACTGTTATATTTTTTATTTTAAACATGAAGTCCGTTGTAGATTGCCAAAAGTGTATTTGTATTGTATGTTCCAGTCTCTAAGGCCAAAATTTGTTCTGCTACAATTTGATCAACGCTTTCAAATTTTGCATCTGTAGCTTCTTCAATGAGTCCTTCTAAGTTGTCTTTTTCAGTGATTAGACTAAGTTCCCTAATATCATACTCGTTCATGAAAGTTTCTTTAATAAAGTTCGCTTCTTCAAACGTGATATCAATATCAAGTGTTACTCGCAAATACATTTTGCTCTTCATTATACTGTCTTTTTCATCTAAAAGTCTACTGAGTTTGACAGTTCGATATTTAGGACAATCAGGCCAATCTATATATTGTGGAGTTTTATCCCATTCTAAAATCATCATACCACGTGCATCGTCCCAACTATCTGCATAGTTGTGTGGGAAGGCATTGCCAATATAATGTATCTTGTCTTGATTTTGACGTTTATGAAAGTGCCCACTAAAAACATAATCTTGATGTTTAAAATGCGTAGCCTGTAACTCTCCGTGATCTGGCATCTGCACCATTGCATTCATGTAGAATAATGGAAGTTCAAAGTGACCAAAGATATAACGACTCTTGATCTTTTCCATTCGTTTCCACTCATCGCCAACAAGCCAAGGAAGTATGGTAACATTTCCTTCTGTAAATTCATGATTTACCATATTGATATTAGGAAATAGTCTGCCGTACTCTAAACTGTGGAGATCACGTTTGTCTTTATAATACTGATCGTGGTTGCCTGTAATAACATGCACGACATCAAATGCAGAATTTAATTTTTCTAAAGCTCTAACAGTATAATTCATAGTACTAACATCCGTAGTACTACGATTATGATGCCAATCGCCTAAGAAAATACAAGTTTCTGCACCTTCTTTTTTGGCAGTGTCAATAAACCAGTCAACAAATGCCATGCAATCTTCATTATGTGTTTTACTATTACTTTTTAATCCAAAGTGTATGTCTGTAAAACAGGCAGCTTTTTTAAATAAGTTGCTCATTAAACCTCCTCATCAGAGTCTTCGTCACTTTTTGCTTGTCTCATACCTTTATATAAGGCAGCTTGTCTTGCAGTTTCTTCTGCATATTCTTGTTGATTTTGTCTAGTGAAGCTTGGAGTCAATCCATTTTGTTCTAACATGTCATCTCGAATATTTTGATTTCTTTTTTCAATATTAAGAACACGGGTAAAACTGTTAGTGACTGCGGCAGTATAGTAAGCAAATGGATTTTCTGATTTAGATTCGTCAAACTGTAACCCAATTTGACTAAGTTGAAGAATCGCTTGCCCCTTCATTTCGTCAACGTAGGTATATCCACGCCAATTACTTCTTTGGGCATATCTCTCTGCCAACATTAAAAACATACGTCCTAGTTCTTCTGTAATTCGACCGTGTTCCTTACTAAAAAGTCCATTCTTTAAATCGCCCTTCCAATGGCTTTTACCCACACATATCAAGTTGTCTTTATTATCAAATGCCCAGTGCTGATAAGGGGGAAAGTTACAACGCTCGTGTGCATCAGCAGTTGACTTAACAGTTTTCTTACGACCTGGCGCAAGTGGGATATGCTCGTGTGTCATTATCCTAAATACTACGTCTTCTTTTGGGACTTTCTTATAATCTATTACGCAGTCTATTAATTTTACATCCTTAATTCCTGCTGCCTTTTTAGATGCGTATAGTTGTTGCCCTAATCTTTTTGCTCGATTCTTTTTTGCTTGGGCAACAGTCCTAATATTGATTTTATCTAAACTACCTAGGATAAGATCATAGTCTTCATACTTCTTGTCCACAAATGAACCGTAGGTATTCTTGCTTCTATGGATCTGTAGTAATAGATCCTTGTTATTCAAATATTTGTTGCGTTTCGTAGTTGTTGCAGTCGTTGTTGTCATTATTATTATAGACTCCTATTCCTTATATTATAAACTACGCACTTAATTTTGTCAAATAAATATGTTGGGAGATTAAACAAAATGGGTGATATAGTCGATAGTTTAACAAACGGTCTTGCACAGTTTCAAGATACCTTTCCGCCACAGGTATACGGTACAAATTTGATACAGCAGGCTGCAAACGGTAGAATTACTGGTACAACCTTTAAGATTGGTTTTGCAAGGTTGGGCACAGAGTCCAGCATTAAAAATAGAGTATATCTAAGCATACCTAGAAAATACTGGGCCGCCGGAACAAAATTACAAATGCTGGGTAATGATAAATTGGGTTGGGGAGGCATTTATTTCCCAGTGACTCCTTCAATCAAGCAAGACATTAAAGCTAATTGGGTAGCATCCACCCTTCAGCATAATAATTATCAAGTTTACTCGTTCTCTAATGGAGATGTTGGAACCATACAAGTGTCAGGGCAATTTCCAGTACAGTCACAACAAGAAGCATATTATTATGTTGCAACACTGAATGCACTTAGAGCAATTACCAAAATGCAGACAGGTAATGATAGTGTACCAGGTGCCCCACCTCCTATATGTAGGTTTAATGCTTATGGTACAGACATTTACGAAAATGTTCCAGTAGTAGTAGGTAGTTATAGTGTAGACCTTCCATCTGATGTTGATTATACAACTGGGTTCAGTTTTGATGGAATTGAAAATAAAGTACCAACAATGAGTACAATATCAATGACATTAATACCTGTATACAGCAGAGCAGAAATGTCTAGATTTGGAGTTGACGCATTCCTTAATAGTCAATTACCAAGAAGAGGCTATCTATGATAAATGCACAATATTCAAATTATTCTCCTTATCGAGATACTGAATTTAATGGATATTATTTAGATATTTGGACGCCTAGAGCGGTGCCTGCACTTGACGATGATGTCATGGTAGAGTTACCAAGCCAATATCAACACAGACCAGACTTGTTGGCAAATGATGCATACGGTGATCCTAGACTTTGGTGGGTGTTTGCAGTTAGAAATCCTAACGTTATTAAAGACCCAATATATGATTTAGTATCAGGATTAAAAATTTATATCCCACAAAAACAAAAATTATTAACGTTGTTAGGCGCAGGAAAAACATGATAACTAGAAACAATTTAGATATTGGACAAGTAATATCAAATGCTAAAAGAGATTTTCTAAATACACTGGTATTTGGTAATCCTTTTCCTGCTAATAATATACTGCATCAATACCGTACCTTTAATTATAGAGTCACTTTAGCTATAGTGTCTGGTCAAGAGAAGAAAACTCAATCTTATAAAACAAATGGGTTTGATTATATAGTATTTCAAAGTCACGGTAAAAACGTTGACGGAATTACGCCTAGCGGTAGCGAAGAACTTAATAAATTGCAATCTTTTGTTAATATGGTTGCTTATGGTAATAGAAATAAATTTGATTTTTATTTAGAAGATCTTTATATTAAGAGCGCCATGGGATCTGGCGGCAAAGATTGGGGAACACAGGTCAAATTAAAAATTGTAGAACCATATAGTATGGATACGTTTTTAACATCTATTATGACTGGGCTTGCAGCCAAAGGATATTATACACTTGATAAAAATGCCGCATTTGTACTAAAAATTGATTTTGTAGGATACAGAGAAAATTCAGAAGAGCCAGAAGTAGTGCCATATTCTACTAGGTATTATACTTTATCAGTTGTATCTTTAACAGCAAGTTTGACTAGTGAGGGAACCAAATACGAACTGTCAGCAATACCGTTAAATGACGTTGCTAAATTAGATGACGTCAACATTGTGCCAGAGTCAATTAAGTTAAAAGGTAAAACAGTTGGGGATATGATAGCGTCATTAGAAAACGCTTTAAATGGTATTGGAGACTCTAAGAAAAAAGATTCTGATATTGTTCCTACCAAAGTTAAAATTTTATTTGTTGATGATCAAAATAATCCTGTTGATGAAAATTCAGATGTAGTTACTGCTAAAATAAAAGGTACTAGGATGTTTGACTCGGCTCAAGATTCTGGCGTTAGAGAATTTTTAAAAGACAAAAGTTTATATAAAGTGTCTAGATCAATTGGAGAAAGAACAGGCGCAGACAACGCAGAGCAACCAGAAATTACACTAACTATTGACGGAAGAATGGGCATATTAACAATGATTGATAGCATCATCGTTGATAGTTATTATCTAGTAGACAGAGTAAAAGTAAAATTTGCAGGGTATTATAACAAAGATGATGGACAGTTGGATTGGTGGAGAATTATTCCTGAAATTGAAAATGGAGAATGGATAGAATCATTGGCAACATATCAAAAAATAATTACCTATTACATCGTTCCAAGAAAAGTTCATTACACTAAATTGACAAGTATTTTTGTTCCTTCATTTGTTGCTCCTGCTAGAGATTATGAAAAACTAACAGCGAGAATTTACGAGTGGAACTATACAGGCAATAACAAAGACATAACATCACTCAACATTAATTTCAATCAGTTATGGACTAAATTAATAACTCCTAGTTACGGTAAAAAGCCAGAGACACAGGGCTCTTCAAATCCTTCTAAGACTGAAAACGGTGATGTGGTAAAAGCACCTGTTGCAGTTGTTGCCTTTGTGCCAAAAACAACTACTCCTGCTGGTTCTACTACAACCTTTATACCTGCAAGTGGTTCTGCAAAACAAGATCAAGTGAGGTCAGGCTCAGAGACTAATCCACTTTTTGATCTTTCAAGAGATATTAGTAAAATTATCAATAATCCATATGAACAAGTAATGTTGAATTTAGAAATATTAGGCGATCCAATGTGGTTAGGCACACAATATATTGACAAAGCCGCTAAAGTGAGTACTGGTCCAGAAGGTGGGTTGTTTACTGTTGATGGTGGTATAGCAATAAGAACTGTAGATCCAGTGATTAGAGTTTTGTGTTATGCGCCTAGTGATGTAAACAAAGATGGTTTTATTGCGTCTAATGAAGGCGAATCAAGAAGATTAGCATCGTATAGCGCACACTATACTGTAATAGAAATTGAATCTTTCTTTCAAAATGGCACGTTCAAACAAAAATTAAAAGGCAATAGAAATACACAGCAAGACATGGCACTATTGGCACAGTTGGACTCGTTGAATACAGGCGATAGATTTAGTGAACAAAAAATTGATTTAAGTATTAGAAGATAAAGGATTTAAGATGACAGTAGCAAGTGCTCCAACAAATTGGTTTAGAATAGAAAAAGATACAACTGGTGGTTTGTATGCCAAATCTCTACAGGGCGGCACACCTGGAAGATTTATTAATTTTTCCTTACAAGCTGATGGTACGTTTGGAATTAATATTAGCGGATCACTTAGTGCAATACCACAATTCGCTCAAGTATCTGCAATTATACAAGGAATTTTAGGTATCTTTGGTCTAAGTAACTCACCTGCTGACCCTACACCGCAACCAAAATATATCACAATAGATGCAGGCGTTTCATTAGCAACTTTATTTGGTGCTAGTCAAGGAATTAATTTTTTATTACAAGTGTTGAGAGGAAAAATAAATGCTATTAAAAATTATGTTAAATCAGCAGTATCAAGTATTGAAAATTTATTCAAATGCTTTTTAAAAAATCCATTGTTGGCAGCATCTTTGATTGCAAAATTAATTAGACAAGGATGGATATCATTACCACAA